TTAGGCCTTCGTGTCAGTTTTGGGCCAATTTTGGGCCAATTCGACTCGGGGCGGCAGCTTCTCCAGCTCCCTCCAGTCCGAGGAGGAGCTGATCCATTTCGCGTAGGTAGAAAGCAACATCTCAACGCTGTGGCCAAGCTGGTTCGCTATGAACGCAGGGTTCATCCCAGACATTAGGCACATGGTTGCGTAGGTGTGGCGGGTGTCGTACTGACGGCGTTCACGGATGTTCAGCGCCTTGAGCGCTGATTTGAAGTGGCGGATTGTAACACTTGGCTCGTTGATCCACAGCCCACCTTTGCTCGGTTGGAACACAAAAGGGCTTACTGGGTGGGCCGATTTGGATGCCATGCGTCGAAGTGTCGCCATCCGCTGGGCCTGATTGATGGCGTTCAGCGCGCGCTCGTTGAGCAACACCACCCGGTGATACTTGGTCTTCGTGCGCTCCTCAGGCGCCCGATTGACGATGATCCGGCGAATCGTTGCTGATCGCTGATCCAGGTCGACATCCTCCCACTTCAGGCCCATGGCTTCGCCAGGCCGGACCCCGGTGAAGAAGCAAAACTCGAAGAACGCAGCGTAGATCTGGCAGTATTTCTGAAGAGTCGCGTAGAGGTGCGAGATAATCGTCTCTGCCTCCGACCTGGTGTAAGGGTCCACAACTTTTTTGACAACCCTAGGTTTGTCCAGTGATGCGGTGGGGTTCTTGGTGATCAAACCGTCGAAAACCGCTGTTTTGAACACGCTCGCCAGCTTGATGATTGCATTGCGCTTGACCCCGACCGACGTCCATTGAATCTGCGAGATAACTCCACGAAGCATGGTCGGCGTGATCATGTCGATCCGGCGTAAGCCGAGGTAGGGCATCCAATAGATGTTGAAGACGCTCTTGTAGTTGTCCCGGGTGCCCTGAACAATGTCTCGACTATCCAGCCACATCTGTGTGTAGGCACCCAGGCTGGGAATAGCGTCAGCAGCTTGCCGCGCCGCCTCCGAGCCCGGGAAGAGCTCGGCGTACTTCTCGTCATCAAGCAAGTTGTGCCGAATGAGGTTGACTACTTGATCACGTAAACGGCTGGCAGCTTTGATCCCCTGCGCTGTCGGGGGATGTGCGACGGTTTCCCCGCGACGCTCACCGTTCCAAGTGAAACGGATTCGGAGCGAGTCTCCTCGGATTTCAATTCCAAGGGGCAGACCCACAGGCTTTCGAGCCATTCCTCATATCTCCATCTGCTGTACATGATGTTGCGGCCGTGTCTATTCCAGACGCCCTCAGGGATCTTCCCGCGCTGGCGCCTGGTTTGAAGCGCGCGCAGCGTAATACCCAGCAGTTCGGCCATCTTCTCTTCCGTCACCTTGTCCATTTCCTGGGCAACGGCTTGTTCTTGCCCGGCATTTTCGTCGCCCGGCTTTTTCCTTTTTGAGTGCATAGGGTCTCCGCGCCGCCGGTGGCGGCAGGTTGGTGGTCAGGCCGGAATCTTTTCGAGCACCGCGTCAGCCACCTTGATAGCGGCTTGGGCGTCGTTGACGTAGGCAGAGTCGAAGCCACCGGCGTAGTGGATAACGCGCTGGCAGGCGTCCAGCGCTTTGCGCATCAGGCGCAGCGCCTGCACCAGTTCTTCCTGTAGAGCGCCTTCGGCGCGGCCGATATCCCAGAACTCTTGGCCCCAGTGACCTTCCGGCGGAGGGTTGCTGTTCTGCTTGCCCATGGTCAGTGAGCCGATGATTACGTCACAGAGCAGGCGCTTGTAGACGTTCTCGCCATCAAGGCCCAGGCCGCCGCGCCGCCGCAGGGTGCTCACGACCTCGTCAACGTTCAGGCCGCTGTCTTTGAGCACGATGTCGAGCTCGGGCTTGTCTTGGGTGTAGATGACCAAAGCCAGCTTGGCGCCTGGCCAGAGGTCAGCCGCGATACGCTCCAGGCAGTCGTTCGCGGTGTGGTGGAATCGTTCTGTTGCGGACATAGGGAATCCTCGCCTGCGCCTGTCGGCGGGCTCATGTGGTTTAATCGGGGTTCAAGAGGAGGAACGATATGGCCAAGGAAACTAGAAAGCCGTGGGGCTATGCAGCAGTCACCCTGATACCAACCGGTATCGGGTTCGCTTTCAGTGGGCTGATGACAGAACAGCCTGCATTCATCTACAGCGGCCTTGGCATGGCCATACCGGGTGTTCTGCTTGCCGCGACGCACTTCTGGTCGTCACGCCGGCGGGCTTGAGTTGTAGGGGGAGGGGTTAAGCAGGAATGTTCAGATCTGCAGCAACGATGCCGTGATCAACTGGAGGCGGAATCGCGTACCCGCAGGTCACCTCCAGAGCAGCCTTTTCGGTTCGGTAGCTGAGCACCACAATGGTCGGTGGTTCAGCATCGGTTTTGACGATCACGCTCCAGTATCCGAACTTTCGATGTGCCGGAGTGATTACCGCAGCGACATGGCGATCGTCGTTCATCGCGGCGCCTTCCATACCAAGTAGGCCATGTACATCAGGGGCAGGATCATTGGCATAGCTCCTTGGGAACCTGGACGGTATCGCCGAGCATCAACGCAACTACCACCCCGCAGGCCGCTATGGTTTCAGTGGTCCCGCCCATGAGCACGTCCTTATCATCGATCGTTCTCCACGCTGCCCAACAGTCCGAGCCGTGCTGAGGGGCGTGGAGGCTAATGTTGTGCTTGCGTATCAGGCCGCCGGCCAGAGCCCAGTTCTCGTGGGGGTCATAGCGCACATCGCGGATGGTGACCTCGCCGGTGTAGCGCACGAACACCCGCCATGGGTTGCCGTAAATTGGTGGTGCGAGCAGTACGTCCAGGCCTTCCGCTTTGCCGACGGCCCAGGCCAACTGTTCGCCGACTAGGTCAGCTGTCTTCACTTCTATTAGGTCAGTCATGGCTGCTCACCCGGCGGTGATGGGAGAGGCTGCCAGTGAGTAACCTGGCTATCCCAGAATTCGAAACGGCCCTTCTTCCCGGCGCGCTTATTCCAAACAGCGCAATCCGAGATCCGCCCCATGCTGTGATGATTGATCGCCACGATCACCGCAAATCCATCAAGTTCGTCAGCGGGCTGTTTGTCGCTGTATTTAATCCATTCGCTCACAGCTGATACCTCTCATCAATCCAGCGCCCAGGCGCCAGAGCGGGTGTAGGTTCGGGTTGGGTTTCGTGCGGGGAGAGCTGGCGCTGGTTGCCGGCTTGCGGGTTGATCACTGGCGCGCATTTCGTTTGCGGCTCGGGGTCAGCTCCAGCGCCGGTGACGAAGACCAGCAGGCAGAACAGGAAGGCAACTGCGATGATCTCGTCCAAGTCGAAAAGGCCGCCCGTTGCTTTACGGACTGGATCGTTGGCGCCGATCATGAATGCACCTCGGCGTTGTAGCGCTTGTAGTCCTCGCCGAACTCCCAGCAGTAGGTCGCCGGCCATGCACCACGGGTACCCTGCGGCACGATGTTGTACATGCAGTCGTAGGTGCCGTGGCCCGGGGTTGTCTTGATCCAGACATGCTCAGGACCACCCAAGCACCAGCCAGGGTGATCCGCAACGGCAGCCTTCATGAACTCTTCCAGGTTGTGGTGACCCTTGCTCATGCAGATGTAGGTGTCTTCGCCGACGCTACGTACATCAAGCGGATAGGTTTTGGATGCCATCGTGCTGCACCTTTTCAAAGTGGAAGACGACCTCAACCCCGGTCTCGGCGATCAAGCCGTAGGCCTTGGCCAGGCGGTAGATGGGGTGGTACTGGTTGAGGCTGTTTACGTGGCCGGCCAGCCAGCTGCGCCAGTCCTCCAGCTGCATGCGAGACTTGCTCAGGTTGCAGGGCACGCAGGCGGGCATCATGTTGGCCAGGTTGTGGTTCTGCATCTGCTCGGCCATCCGGTCATCAGGCAGTCGAATCACAGGGGAGAAGTGGTCGGCGTGCCAGCGATCGCCCAGGTCGTTGCCGCAGTACGCGCAGCGGCCGCCGTACTTCATGCGGACCTGCTCGCGCTCAGCTTTCTTCAGGCGCACGGATGCTCCTTGGCCGCCATATCGCGGCAGTGAATAGAGGGGAGAGGGTTTACAGCTTGGGAGTACGGATGTTCTCTTTACGCCCCGGGCAGAGCGAAGGCGCCTCTGAACTCTTGCTCCAGGTCTCGGACCTCGCGCTCAAGATCAAGGAGGTCGACGCTATCTTCTCGTTGGCCGCGACCAAGCAATGAATCGCCGTAGTGGCCAATGGCGGTGGCCGCTCGATCCAGCAGGTCTTGGATATCATTCGCCCGCACTGCTTTAAGGGGTGCACCTTGTTTGCCTGGCGCCTCCGGCTCTGCGCTGAGGGATATGGCTTTGATCCGGGTAACGAGATCGGCAGGCAAATCGAAATCGACGCCCGACCAGTGGCGCTTCTCGATGTCAGTCAGCAGCGCATCCCGCTCGGCCAGCTGGGCCCGCAAGCTGTCGCGCTCTTCCTCGAGCAGGATGATTTCGTAGCCACTGTGGCGGCACAGCTCCAGTTCACTGGCCGCCGTCGGATCAACATCGAAGTGCTGTCGCAGCTCGTCCTCTTTCCAATGGCTACCCCATTCGCCTGTGCACCCGATTTGATGGCTCCCGATGAAGTCATCCAGACCAGTCTCGGCCTCTAGCGCGATGATCATTTCAACCACCTCGGTACGACCCTGGGCGCGAGCAGCCAGCAGCTCCTGCTTCAGCCGATCAACCTCGACGGTATCGAACATAGGCCCGAACGGTGTGATGGTCTTGCCAGTTGTCGCCGCATCCCTCTCTGCCTCTTCTTTGGTCCACCAGATGGCAGTACCAACCATCCAGGCTATAGGCTCGGGGTGGGGCTGCGGGGTGGAAATGGCCTTGAGCTGTCGCAGGAAATTGGCAGCATCGCTCATGAAGCCAAGCGCGCTATCGCCTGCATAAGCCTCTTCAAGCGATTCGATGGTTGCTTGCACGCTTACCATCTCGGTGTTGCTGGATCGGTTTTCTGTGGGCATGGGGATACCTCGCGGCTATAGTTTGCGCTCTGGGGAAGGGGATCAATGGAATGCGGTTCTTGCAGAACTATTTGAAATACAGGCGTGCGCTCCGGGCGCAGGCGAAGGCAGAGAGAGAACTCGAGAAGATCTATCCGCCGAACTTGTCTTCTGATTTTGATAGCGGAGAGTTCGCAGACTACATTCGGCGAGAGGATCAGCTCTATGAATGGAAGAAGCTCATCCAGACAGACTATTTCCGGAACAAAGCGATCAATTTGAACGTGCCTATGCCGGATCAGGAAGATAAGGAAATGTACGGTACCGTCGATTGGGATGATGATCCCAAGCAGCCCAAGTATCTGACTGACAAAGGGCTTAGGGTCATCCGTGATGCAATCAGAGAGGAGCAGAGGCAGCGCCGTGAGCCAGTCAATTACTGGTTTGCAATAGTGGTTGGGGTGATTGGCTCGATAGCCGGGCTGATCTCTGCTTTCAAGTGATCAGTCCCCGCAGAAGCAGTCGATGTCTTCAGCCAGGTAGTCGAAATCGAAATCCGTCTGCTTGGCGCGCTGGTCCGCTGACCAAGCCAACACTCGGTAGTTGGGCCGGTCCTGCCGGAACACCTGACCGAACCGCTCTTCGGTGCCAGACCACCAGATCACCCTGGGAGGGGTCTTCCTGGATGGTCCTGATCAGTTTGACCGGGTCTGTACGAATGCAAGGATTGCTGCTAGTGCGTGATGGCAATATGATTCCTGCTTTTGCGCTCAGAGGTGACTGGTGAGTAAGTACATGCCCCTGGCCGATTTTCTTCGGTCCCAGACTGTTAACTCCGTTGAACTGACCTTCGCGCAAATTGATGAGCTAGTGGGCGGTCTGCCACCGGTCGCGAGAAATCACAACGCTTGGTGGGCAAATTCCAGGACTGATGATTCACACACCTGGGCGCATCTTTGGATCGAAGCTGGTTGGGAGCGCAAGTCCCTTGACTTGAGTGCAGAGGTTGTAGTTTTTGAACGGCACTCACGCGAGCAAGAGATTTCAGGCTTCTGGTGGGTCAATCATAAGCAGACTTACCAAGCCGAACTTGAAGGGGGCTACATCTGGTCACCCACAAAAAATAAAAATGGCGCTCGAAACCAGACATACATCAACCTGACGCTGGTTAGAGCCGGCGACGTTGTCATTTCCTACGCTGGAGGGCAGATCCGGGCTATCGGCGTTGCGACTTCTGTTTATACCGAACAGACGAAGCCGGAAGCCTTTGGTCAAGCCGGCCAGAATTGGTCTGATACGGGATGGTTAGTTCCTATCGAGTGGACCGTACTGGACAAGGCTGTTTTGCCTAAGGATCACATTACTGCTATTTCAAGTCTCTTGCCTGCGAAAAACTCCCCTTTGCAAGCTAATGGCAACGGTAACCAGGGATGTTACCTCGCTAGTATCTCGCCCGAGCTAGGCTCCTTCATTCTCCGCCTATCTAATAGTGCTGGGAGCGCGATTATCGAGCGGGTTCATGAACTGGAAGACCAGGTAAGAGCGGACGAAGCTGAGCGTGAAATCCAGCTAAATCAGGAACTGGCTGCTACTGAGCGCGAACAGTTGGTCCGCTCGCGTGTCGGCCAGGGAACATTCCGCCTTCAGGTACTGGACCGTGAGAAGTCGTGCCGTCTGACTGGGGTTTCCGATAAGCGATTCCTGATCGCTAGCCACATCAAACCTTGGAAGGATTGCTCGAACCTTGAGCGTTTGGACGGTAACAATGGACTCATGTTGGCGCCACATGTGGATAAGCTGTTTGACCGAGGCTGGATAACGTTCTTGGATGATGGGGAATTGCTGGTTGCCGATCCTGCGAAGGAGGTTGTGTCAGCATGGGGATTGGCGTCTGGCATGAATGTTGGGGACTTCACAGTAGAGCAGCGAGGCTACCTGAGTTACCACCGGTCTGAGGTCTATAAGGGCAAGCTCCAGTGAGATGCACAGGTCGTCGTGCGCGATGCGTTGTGCTCCGGGTGGTATGACTTCTTTCCGCGAGCTTTCGCGTGCGATGCCTGTAGGATGTCGAGCGGGGGCACATGCTCCCAGCGAGTTAGGTGTAGGTCCTGGCAAGCGGGCTGTGTAGGGGAGACGGCTACCGGCCAGTGGTTTGCTGCCCAGAGAACATGGACGCCTGCGGTGCTCCATCCGCCGAGGCCGGCGAACAGGTCGATTGCCGTGGACATGGGGATACCTTGACCTCATGGATTTCTAGATAGACTGGCCCCCGCATATCTACTGATCAGGTGAGGGCTATGGATGTGAATCGACAAGCAGCATTTCGGAAACAGGCATGGCTGGACTATTGTGGGGTTACCGCTTTGCTGCTTATCGCGCTAGCGGTACCTGCACTGTCTTTTCTAGAAGCGGCTCGGCCATCAGGTGAGTCGCTGGGAGTATGGTTTCAGCGTAGTGGCGCTATCACGACCGTGTTTTCAATGTTCGCCGCAGCCACCAACAAGGTTTTGGTCGATAGGCTGCATGTACCAGGTACTTGGGGCGATGATGATGGGCTCGCCGTTCTGGAGGGGTTCAAAGTACGTCTCGCTGTAGCCAACAAGTTGTCTTTTGGACTGATCGTGATTGGCACCGTGGTTTGGGGCTACGGCGATGTGATCATCAATCGTTTAATTGCAGGCTAACCGGCCTAGCCATGCGGCACATGTGCGAATTTCAGGCCTTGGCGATGATGTCGGCCTCTGCGATCTCGCAGAAGAACGAGCAGGATGGGATCTTCTCGTTGCGGCGCACCGGGCCATCGCCGAGGTCGCGCAGGGAGAAACGCACGTTGGTGGTGCGGTTGCGGAACAGGTAGGAGCCTGGGCCCAGTTCGTCCTGGATCGCGCACAGCGCTTCGAAATCTTCAGGAAAATCCTCACGAATGGCCCGAAAGTACCCTTCGCCACCCTTCACGCAGCCTTTGCAATTGGCGTTGTCGTAGCCCATCCGGTACATCAGCGGCAGCTCGATGCCGGCGCGCAGCAGAATTGCCTTGCAGTCGTCCTTGCCGAGGCCTCGATCAATCAGCGGGGCGATCACTGGGCGGTCTGGATTGCGCTCCCGGAAGTCATCCAGGCGATCTGCCTCCTCGGCGGTGTAACCGAACACCATCACGTCGCCTGGCTGCTTCCAAGTGTCGAGCAATCGCCGTTTGAGGATCTTGGTGCAGGGTGCGCCGGTTCGGCCCTTCATGTAGCGCTCGCGGCGGAACACCTCGTGAGCGTCGGCACCGTACTTCTCGTCCCGCAGGACGGTGATCGGCTGGTTGAACCATGCTTCGCAGTCCAGGGCGAACCGGCGGTTGTCCTCATGCTCATTGGCGAGGAAAGCGTTGATGATCTGCACATCGTGCGTTGTGCCGTACTCGGCGAGGGCCAGCTTCGTGGCCACCGCCGAAGCGGCGCCGCAACTGAACTGGCAGACGATTCGATTGGGCATGATGGCTCCTGGCCTGTATCATCGCTGGCGGATGAAGTGAGGTCGTCAAATGGCTGAAGAGTATTCAAAAATGCTACTTAGTATGGATGGCGCATCAGCTCTGATGGCTCAGATTTTTGGAGTGGTTGGGCTGTTTTGGATGCTTATATTCAGTCTTGTGTGCCGAGATACTGTCTCGTCAACCAAGCTGATTGGAAGCGCCTTGGTATTAGGTATGGCTTTCGCTGCTAATCACGTTGTGACTTATGGTTTGTCTATATTTATAGTGGCCACTCTGGTCACTGAGTTGCATTTTCTTGAAAAAATAGCCGCATTGTTCTGGAATAGAGACAAGTATTGGGAGCACCTTCAAAAGCAGAGTCCCGAAGCTATCGTCCAAAAAGCTGAAGCTGAAGCTTTGGAGATGCAAAGCGAGTCCTCCTCGGCTGGAAATGAACCCTCAAAAGACGATGTTAACCCAAGATCTTCTTCCAGAGAGAATGCTGAGCCCCGTGGGTATACTGACTTCAGCACTGCCAGAGATAAAACCGTCGAACAGTTGCTGAAAGCTGAAGATCGGGTACTTCAAAATCTTGTGGATTCAGGAGGTTATTTTGAAGGCGGAGAGCTGCTAAGAAGATATGCGATTCGCTACGCGGATAAGTTCGCTCAGTTTGACGGAATCATTAAGTTTGCCGACGTCCATTATGTCGTCGAGGTTAAGCATGGTGCAGCAGTGCGTAGTGCCAATAACGCGATTGCTAAAACTAAAGAACTTGCAATGATTTACAAAAAGATTACTCTTCGTCAAGGTTTGGAGGTTGGCGTCAGGCCAGTTGTGATCTTCCCTAATACGATATCAAAGGATGGGGTTGATACAGCTTCGGCAACGTTATTCGTATTTGATCCACAGGACTATCGGGTGACGAAGTGGAGTATTCATAAATGATGCATCGTGGATGTGCTGCTTTGTCCAGCAACCTTGCACAGACGCCGCCCTCGCCGGGCAGGCGTTATCGTTGAATAGGGGAAGGCAGTGGGCCGCGTGAGCTATAGTGCGGCTCAAAAAAGGAGGCGTTATGTATTGGTTGCTAGCGGCCGTTCCGGTCTTTATTTATTGGGTTTTTCAGAATGACAGGTCGCACAACCGCACCATTCGTGAGTGCTACGAGTTAAGAGAGGAGTTGAAAGAGCTCCGGCAGCGGGTGGCTTCACTCGAAATCGATCTGGAGCGTGTCCAGTCAGGTAGGTAGTCTTGATCGTCTTCTGCTCCATCGTGGAGGGCGCTGGCGGGAAGCGCCGGGGTGGCGTACGTCGTTAAATTGGGCTAATGGTGAGGTGACCGGTATGGAGCCGGAAGCGGGGACTCTCAGTGGCAAAAAAACCAAGACTTACCAGGGCTGAGCGGCATCAAAAGAAGCATCAGTTTGACGATCTCGCTGCTCTTCTTGAGGCAACTCCGGTTGAGTACCGGGCGAAGCTCTACGAGAAGATAGAGCGAGAACGAGTAGCTGTAGCTATGGAAAAGTCAGGGAAGAAGCGCCGCGGCGGCTGGCCGTTTGTTCCCGGAAGCTTTGAGGGTGGCTCTCGCTAGTAATGAAATACCCCAGGCGGACAGCGCCGGAGGGTCAGGCGGCTTTGACCCGCCCTGCTGGGCGACGATTGCTTTGGCCGCATGGTTGATCAGGTAAAGGCGGTTGATCAGGCTGTCGCGCGGCTTGTCGATGGTGATCTCCCAGTAGTCGCAGCCCAGGCCAAGCACTTCGTGGTGCTCGCCCATGAACATGCGGGCTTGCTCGACGTAGCTGATGTCGTCGGCCTCGTTCAGGCGGTCATTCAGCGAGTCCCAGAATTCGCGGCCATCACCGCCATATTCAATGGCTGCGAGATGCTCTTTAACTACCTTCCGGAGCTCGTCCCAGCGGCTGGCCTCGTGGCGCCCACCGTCGTTGCGCATCCACTCGGGAAGGGCGCTGTACTGATCCTCGTCGATTTGCTCGCAGACCTGGTTGCATACGCCAGTCACCAGTGCCGCGCGGAAGGCTTGCTCATCAAATTCACGCTCGCGACAGTGCTCTTCGAGCTTCGAATGGATGTAGTAGCCGATGTCGTCACCGGCCAGGAACTCGATGCCGTAGGACAGTCCGACGTTGAAGGTCAGGCCGTCGATATCACCGATCGTGGCGATACCGAAGCGGGTGATCAGGATGTCGAAAGCGTAGCTGGTGATTCGCGGTGCCTTGCAGCGCCAGGCCTTCAACTGGTCAGTGTCAGCCAGCACGGTGTATTCGTGGTCCTTCAGGCACTCGGCGGCGCGGTCGCGGCGTTTGGCCTTTTCGGCTTTTCGCTGGGCGATCCATTCTTGGTGGCGTTGTTCGTCGTTCATGACTTTTCCCTGAGCATGCGCCGCCCTCCGTGGCCGGATGCGGCATGGTGGCAATTTGGTTTTTGTTAGTGTCTGATACGCGCCTGAAAAAATTCAGCAGGTGCGGAAATGAAAGAAGAACTGGTCGTGCCAGCTGTTGCTGCGCTAGTCGTAGGTCTGATCGCTGGGATAGTGTCACTGGTCGTTTCTATTCTGGCGAAGGACCAAAAGACCTCGGAATTTAGACAGGCCTGGATTGATGGACTGCGAAACGATGTATCTCAGCTCGTGGCTCACTTTGGCGTCATGAAAACTGTTGCAGGAATTGTGAGGGAGCGAACTCAGGCAGAAATTGATGACTACCTGATCAACAAGCAAGAGCAGTTTCTTGAGATTGAGATGCTCGTGTCTCGCATCCGGCTACGGTTGAATCCGGAAGAACACGTAGAAATGCTTCGATTGCTGGAAGATCTTGAAACCATTCGTGATAGCGAAATCAGCCCGCGGGCAGAGAATATTTCAGTCCAGGCTCAGGACATTCTCAAAACTGAGTGGGAGCGGGTAAAGCGAGGGGAACCGTCCTTCGTCTGGCTTAAGCGCGTCTCAAAATGGGGCGTTTTGTCAACGTTGTCCGCGGGCGCGGGTGTATGCGCCGCGATAGTCTATGAACACTTTGGTCTACCCGGAATAACCGGGTGACAGTACCTAGTCACCAGGATCCTGCTGAATCATCAGCATGCTCTTACAATAGAACGCCAGCGCCACAGATCAGAATCATGCGATCTGTAGCGCTGAGCCTGGCTATTTGGCGTCAAAGGTGCCCAGGGACAGTTTCGCGGCGGTGCCGACTTTGGAGTCGAGAACGGCCTTGAACTCCTGCGCAATGGCCTCGCGCTGGGCTTCCTCGCCGATCCAGCGCAGTTTCAGCACCGGTTGCGCGCCGCCGGTGATAACTGACAGGCGCAGGCGGATTACTTGCTCGCCCAGGCCTTCGAACGGTATGACTTTGAAATCCAGCCAAGCCGGCAGGGTTTCTTTGCTGCTTGCCTCGATCTGGTCCATGGTGCTGCGGCTGGCGCGGGTTTCACCTACGGCGTGGTCGCTCTCGGACGATGCCTTCACGGTTATGGTGCGAACTGCGGCGATCGCTTTGGCGATGCTCATGGTCTGGCCATTCTCATCGGTGGCCGACAGGTGCTGGTTCCAGTCTTCGATCCAGTCGCTCATGGCCTTCTGCACCAGGCTTTGACCGCACACTGCCTGAACGGCGGCGAATGCAGCAGAAGCCTTCAGGCGCAGCACGGCGCGGTCATCGGCATGGCCTGGTTCTTCGGCGGTACCGATGTTGAACACCACGATGCAGCTCATGTTGTCCTGATCGATGAAGCCGCGCGCTGCTGGCGCCGACCGCTCGACAACGTAGGCGCTGTAGTCAGCCAGCGAGTGGGTGGCGTAGGTACCACGGAAGCGGTTGCGGCCGGCCTGGTAGCGTTCCAAGTCAACCACGTTGAAGTTCTGCGGGACAACGGCAACCTCGCCGAGGGCCGGCAGCTTGATGCCTGCTGCAGCGACGGCGTTTTCTTGGATCAGTTCGAGAGCTTCTTTGCTGAGGGACATGCGCTTTTCCTTGTAGGTGCAGTGAGTTACGAGCGTGGGTGTACAGGTGCTTCGTCACGGGTGAAGAGCTGGTCGTGTTTTTCGGGGAACAGAGAGATGTTGCCGCCGGTACCGACGTACATCGGCGTGTCGAGGCTGGTGTTCTCGCTGCGGGTGCCGCGCTTGGTAGGCACCTTGTAGTCGAGCTTGTGCTTGATCTTCACCTGGTGGGAGTCGCCGATCTGGCTGAAGTCCAAGGTGATGGTGATCTTTCCGGCCTTGCCGTGATCGACAACACCCGCAGCTACCTCGGAGAGGGCGTGGCCAATCTGGCTGGCGAAGGCGCCGCCATTGAGCTCCTGCAGGAACTCGGTGGTGTCAGTGGGCTTGGACATTGCTGCGTCTCCTGGTGAACGATGCCGCTGGGCGGCAGATTGATGTGTTGCTGGCGCCGGCCGTGCCGGGCGCGTGCGGTGGTGCGGTTCATGCTGCTTTCTGCTGATTCCAGGCCCCGACAGCGGCAAAGATCTTTGCAGCCTCTGCTTCGTCGAGCGTTGTGTCGGTGGGTATGGCGATCCAGCCGGCCGCGACCAAGTGGTTAGGGTTGGCCGTGGCCCGCAGGTCGGTGTAGGTAGTCTCGATTAAGTCGGTCAGATGGTCGGCCCGGTAGTTGCCTTGTGGCGCGACCTCAATCGACTTGTGGTACCTCTCGCCGAGCTCTGTCCGGCACATCACGCTCAAGTAGATGGTCCATCGGTGCGGGATGTCGCACACGGCATCAACCACCTGGCGCACGCAGATTTGCTTGAGGTTTTTCCAGTTCATCAACACCTGCTGGCCGCTGGGGTCAATGTTCACGACGGCCGCGTGGTTGGCCGAGACCAAAGCCCGGCAGGTCCGCTCTAGCCGTGAGCGCATGTTGTGTGGCTTGCGCTTGCTCATTGCATGCCGCCTTGCTTGCTCGCTGCTCCTGCCTCCATAGCGTCCACGAACCGAATTGCAGTCTCGTAGGTGAAGGCGAAGCCCTGCTTGGCGCCTGTAGCGATTTCGATCACATCCCAAACTCTGTCCTTGCCCGACGCCTGATAGCGCGGGGCGCCTTTGCCAATCTTCGCAAAGGCCTCGTTGCGGGCCTCTTGGGTTCGCGCCAAGAGCGCCTTGAGCATGTCCACCTTCTCTTGGAAGGCCGGGTGCATTGTTGTCTGCATGGGTGATCCTCGGGTGGGTCAGGCGTGGTATTCGAAGGCTTCGGCCTTTCGAACGATTCGAACTTGGGCGGTGCGGCGCTCTGGCGCGCGGCGGTCGCGGCGCATGGGGTCGCTGTCGTTGATCACCGCATGCATGGCAATGAGAGCGGCGAGGGCGATGCAGAGCGGGCTGATGATCTGCTGACGCATGGCCTTGGTGACCGCCTCGATACGGCGGCCAGCTTCCAGCTTGAACAGAGCGGCCTCGATGCGGTTGGCCACGGTGCCCGGGCTGACCGCCATCTCGCGGGCGATTTCTTTAGTGGTGAGGCCTTGGGCCACCCACAGCAATGCTTCCAGCTCACGGGGAGCCAGCGCCCTGCCGAGCTGGCCAATCCATGAGCCGCAAGTGATCGTGTCCATGAGCTGTTATCTCGGTTTGGCGCCGTCCAGGGCTTCGCGCAGTTGCAGGACAAGCGCAGTGGGAATGGTAAGGGTGCGGCTGTCCTCATCGATCGAGTCCAGTGATGCAATTAAATTGCGTGACGCGGTGTGCACTGCTTCAAGCCTTGGCTTCGGTATCGAAGGCCCTTTCATCGAACCAACAGTCACTCGCTTCTTGCCGCTTGCCTGGGCTTTCTCAAGTTCGGCTCCCAGTACCTTGCCTGCACCGTCTCCGTGCTCCCGGACGACTTGCGCAGCTGTCGTAGCTGAAACGTGGCCGGCAGCTACCAGGTTCTGCACATCAGTGTTTGCGTTGCCGACAGTGAGCACCTGCTCGACGTGCTGCCGTGTCTTGCCGACTTTGGTGGCTATCTGCTCCACCGGCCAGCCGAAAGCCCGGAGGCGCTTGTAGCCTTGAGCCAGCTCCAAGGGGGAGAGCTTTTCGTTTTCCTGGCTGGTGATGATGCGTGCCACTCGATCGGCATCGCTGCCTTCGAACGCGATCACGGGCACCCAGGCTTCCAGTACCTGTGGCCTATCTTTGTTGGGCGTCCGTGGCAGACGGCCCTTGGCATCAAGCTTCAACAGCGCCCGGCGCCTGCGGTGGCCATCAACCAGCCAAACACCACCTTCGGCCCGTGGGCGAACTTCCAGCGGAGGGATTTGACCGCCTGCTGCGATGAACTCTGCGAGAGCATTGATGCTCGCTTCGAGTGCATCGCCTTCGGTGCGGAGGTTGAAACCTGGCTCCTCGTGCAGATCCTCCAGTTGAACCTTCATGGCATCGGCGCGCCGCACCTCGCCATCCTTGATCATTTGCTTGAACGACTTCGCCATTTGAGTTCACTTCCGTTGGGCTGCATTGGTCGTGACGCTCGCTGCCGTGTACCTCCCGGACCAAGGGGAGGGCGAACGTCACGACCAATGCAGTCGATAAGGTTGATGGTGGTGAGGCGTAAGTGGCGTAAGGCGCACGATGTTGAGCTTTACGGAATTGGTGCCCCGGCCTCGCTACTGGCGACAGGCCGGGGATGCTGCATCATCGGTGATTCGTTGTTTCGGGTGGGCTACCGGGTTCTCCGGCCGATGCGCGGTGACATCGACGCCACAACTTACCGCTGCCTGTCATGGTTACGGGTGCAGCCTTCAGGCTTCCTGCACCTCACGGGTGAATCGCTACCTACTTCATGGCGAGGGTTCTCCTCTGGCCGTGGTTAAGGGTTTGCCACCAAGATCCGAGGTCGATACGGCGTCGCTTAGGGAGGCTCCTGCCTATGAGCGTGCTAGCTACCTTTCCCACCTGGTGGGGTAACGCGTCGAGTTGTGTAAAGAGCGGTGGCCGGTGAGGGCCTCGGCAGTCCCCTGGTGAGTGACTGCGTGTTGATGTAAATATCACGCATCGTGTTTTTTATGTCAACACAATATGTGATTTATTTTGCCTGAGGGTGTGTTGAGGACTTTCCCTACGAGGCGGGTTCACGTTTCACGAGGCGTGATGTATGCTCATTGCAATAGCTGGATGGATATACAGTAAAGGAGATGTCTTATGTCCAAGCAGAAGAAGACGGCACCACAAGGACGCCAAGAGATGACCGGGGTAGAGCGGCTTGGGCTGCGGGTTTCGTCGATGATCAATCATCCCATTGCACAGTCTCAGCGCTGGGTGACGATCCATCGCCTGGACACGGATGGAGCCATGGAGTGGGAGGAGGTGATGGGGCTGCTGGCCGAGACGCCAGAGCTGGATCTGAGTTTCAACGACGACGAGAGCGTGACCGTTCGGTGGGAGCCGCAGAGCGCCGAAGATCGTGACGATCTGGTCGTGGAGCGTGATTGGGAGAAGGTGGAGGAAGAGGCGCCTTTCTGACTGCGCAGGGCAGGGTGAGCGGGAGGAGCTATAAATGATAATGATTTGTATTATCTTATATTGTAGAATCCCTCCCTCCACGGAGGAGCAGCTCAATGAACAGTACCCAAACCCGCTCAGCAGCATTCATCGCATGGCTTTCGCGGCACATGCGCAGACCCGTTCTCGATGAGGCAGCTTACGATCGAGCATTGCTTGAGGCGGCGAACTTGGAGCATCGGCGGCAGGTCTCGCATGTCGAATGGGTCGAGATGGTGCGCACAGCGAACAGGGCCTTGATCCAATGGTCCGTGTAGGGAGCAGGCAAAAAAAGCCCGCTTCGGGGCGGGCTTCATGCTAGCAAGATGACCTGTTAGTACTGCGACTCGATGAGCTTGCACTCGCGTACGCCGGCCTGCCCCTCCTTGCTGTCGACGATCGTCATACCGCTACGCCCGACCGCAAATCCCATTTTGATTTGCTGGTGGATGAAAACGTTCTGCCCTGGTCGGGTCTCCACCTTCAGAATGTCCGTATTCTCTCCGTCGGCAGTGATGATGTGCTTCCCTGGGGGAACCTCTTTGTACAGATAGCTGTACGCGACTGTTTTTCCCAGCTCCCTGCCATTGAGCAAGACCGGCATTTTGATGGCCGCGCCGAAGTACTCATTCCGGTAGATGTAAATGCCCGACATGTCTGGGGAGGGCGAAAACTTCTTGGCCGCTCCATCGTCATTGGTGTTGGCCATTGGTACAGAAGCGCAGCCTACCAGTGAAAGGCAGAGGAGTGCAGTGGCAGCGAGTGATCGCATCAGCGTGATCCGTTTGGTGTGGGTGGTCACGCATGATATCAAAATGCCCTCTAGCGTCACGCTTGCTGCCCATCGCGCAGCCAAAGAAAAGCCCGCACTGCTATGCGGGCTAACGTAGGGAAGCGGATGAGCTTTCACTGTGAATAGTAGGGCGTGAAAAAAGCGTGAAGGCGTAAAAAGCCCGTCGAGGCTGGCCCTTACATCATTGTGGCTGGAGGGCAGGGTGAACTACCGCCAGCACCGACGAGCTTATGATCTCTCCGGCCTCGATGACTGCGAACTGTTGCACCTTAATGGGGCGTGAGTCTCGCATCGAGTCGAACAGCACTTTCACATCCTGGGGAGCGAATGTTGAAAGATCCACCTTTCCAGGAAAGCTGTATTCGGAGTCAGTCATCTTAAGAGTGAGCGAAAGACTTGTTTTACTACGTTTGATCATCTCGATGTAAAGGGTGTCAGTGCGCGGCTCTCGAACCCTGTCCGGTGCCTCGTTATCACGGACCATCTGAAGATCCTGGGCGTCATAATGCTCTCCCTGGATCTCCATACCTGTAGCGTCCGGAGCGCCTTTGGCGATTGCGCGATAGCCTTCAACAGCGTGCGATCGCACACGAACTCCTTGGTCCGGAAGGTCTTTGTCAATAAGCGCTTTCGCGAGAATCTCAGAGAGCTTGGCGTGCTGAGCTTTATCAACCGTATCAGCTTCGATCTGATGAGTTCGAGTCGCTAACGCCGTCCACTCCTTGAACGTCAGAACCCCTGCGATTGAAAGCACAATCACTATCACGATAGAGGCTGTCTGGGCCCCCGTCAGCTTATTCATCGGAAGAACACTGAATAGCTTGTTGAGAATTTCATCCAGCGCCCCCTTTCCTTCGGTGCAGCCTTTCGATATGGAAAAGACAAGATCTAGCTCTGCTTTCTCCAGATTCGTCAGTCTCCCCTTTGATGGAGAACCATACCGGACGTCCGCATAAGCCCTCAAGATCTGATCGTGGAATTCGACAAAGCCTTCCATCAGACGAGGGGTCATGGTTCCGTGATAGCGCTCTCCTTCGATAGCCACATGAAAAATCGGCCAGCCTTTGAATCGAGGCGCTGAACATTCGCCCCGTGCAATTTTCTCAATTGCCAATATGAAGGATTCTGGGCCATCGACCAAAACGCTATCTTTCATCAACCGCATTCCTTGCAAGTATTCTATGTCGTGCTCGGGTCTTTTATCTGGAGGGACTGCCGATGCCTATGGCTGACGTCTACCTCTCTCAATACTTCCCGGCTTCACCTCTTCCTCGCACCCCGCCAACCGATCCACCCAAGTCTGCATCACCTGGCAGATCCTGATCACTGTCTGGGCGTCATACTCGTTTCCGGCTTGGCTAGACCTATGAGCCTCATCAGATAACCCCGTACCAGTGGCTCAGCACCATCAGCTCCAGGACCACTACGAACACGCATAGCAAGATGAAGCCGGGACTGAAGACCCGCTTTCGATTGGAGCCTCCGCCCAGGCAAGAAAGGTCAGCGCCGTCGGATGCAGCAACGAGGAGCCCTAGAAGGGCATAGATCCACGCCTTACTCCAGAAACCACGCTCTCGCCACTCAGTCATTCGATTCCGTCCGCACTTTCAATCCGTTGTCTTGCTTCGCCTCTGACCCCGGTAACCAGAGGGCTGTCCTGGCAAAAGACCTGGCTAGACCAGGTGGGCATTCCATACCAGGAGCACCCTGGCCTGGATGTAGGTCTCATCAACCCGGATGTCTTCAGGCGGATGATTCGTGTTGTCCGAGATCATCTTGAAATGATCGCGACCCTTCTTCTGCAGGCGCTTGATGTACTGATGGCCCTGATGGGAGAAGTAGTAGATCCCGTCGCCCACGAACTCACGGATGCTGATGTCAACGACCAGCGGGTCGCGGCTCTTGATGGTTGGCGCCATGGACTGACCGACACCCGTTATGAGCTTCAGATGGAAATGCTCTTTGAACTCCACCCCCATCTCTCGCAGGTGAGTAGGGCTGACGCGAATGTCCTGCAGCATTTCAGGGAAGTCGTGAGCTACTTCACCATCGCCCATTGCTCCGCGCACGTCGTAGTGAGCAATCCACACCTCATCGCCCACGAGGCCTGGGCGAACGAAGTCAGCCGCGACGACATTGCTGGCGCTCGGCTCCTCAGCCGCAGCAAGGAGGCGCTGACGGGCCTCTTCCGGAATGCCTTTGCCGCTCTTTGCGAGCATCTGCCTGACAAGATCAGTCGTACTCCGGGCTGGCGCCGAAACCTCGGTCACTGCCGCAGAGCTCAGGAGTAGCTCGGATTGGTCGACTCCAAGGGCAGCTGCCATAGCGGCAATATCCGCCAGCGTTGGCTCTCGCGTACCGGCTTCATAGTTTCCGACGCGTGACTGCGATTTCCAGCCGCAAGCATCTGCCAGCTGGGCCTGGGACATTCCCGTCGCTTTTCTCAAGCGCTTAATGCGCTGGCTCAGTGATTCATTCATGCGCGGGATTTCATCACGAAATGAAATACACGGCTTTCACTTATTGTGATTGATATTAACACGATGCGTGTTTATCCTGAGTGCTAGTCATTGAGGAACCCCGAATGAACAACGTTCGCAAGATCCGGGTAGCTGCGGGGATTAGCCAAGCCCGGCTATGCCGGGAGCTCCGCTGGAACCAATCGCGTCTGGCCAACTACGAGGCCGGGCGACGGTGTGTCGGCCTGGATGCGGCCCGGAAGATTGTCGCTGCGCTGAACGGGCTTGGCGCCGAGTGCAGCCTTGACGATGTCTTCCCGCCAACGGCTCGCGACCCAGAAGCAGCCTGACATTTGAATCATTACTGATCTGGCACTGAGCCAGTAGATGACCGAAACACCTGCTGATCCATCCAGTACCTGAATCGCAGGCATAAAAAAACCGGGTGGCAGCCCGGCTTCTTCAACAGCATCAAATCGAGGTCGATTATGCACTCTGCAATGGATGCAAGCAACACCGCGCCCGTAGCCATTTTGCACCAGAAAGCTTTCCACAAATCCGCCGCCCTCAACGCAGCGCGAATGATCCGACACCAGTACGCGCCTGCGTCTAAGCATGCATTTCGTGCCGAGTGCGTGGAGCACCTGCGCGCGTCCCTGTGCGAGACCCAGCCATGAGCACGATCATCATGACGGCTTGTTGGCCACTCCAGGGTATGAGTCCGGCCCAGAAGTCCGTGCTGATATCCCTTGCCGACAACTCAAACGACGACGGCGTCTGCTGGCCTTCGGTGGCTCGTATCGTAGAGCGCACCTGCCTGTCCGAGCGTGCCGTACGCAACGCCTTGCGCTGGTTGGAGCAGTCTGGAGTGTTGTCTGCTCACCATCGAACAGGCCGTTCCACCTGGTACACCGTGAGCCCATCCAGCTACGACCCCGGCACCACGTGCCCCCCGGCAGCAGATGCCGGGGAACCCCGGCAGGAAATGCCCCCCACCCCGGCACCAGATGCCCCTCACCCCGGCACCACGTGCCCCCAGAACCGTAAAGGAACCATCAAGGAACCGTCAGGAGATACCGCGAGCATGCGCGAGGCGTTGAATTCGGTGCCAGTCGATCAAATCGTCGGCCTGTTCAACGAACTGCTGCCAACTCTGCCGAGCGTGGTTCTGATCAACAAAGACCGCTCAGCAAAGATAAAGGCACGCTGGGCGGAAAGCCCTGTCCACCAAGACCTTGAGTTCTGGCGTGATTTCTTCACCACTGTTGCCGGCAGCGATTTCCTGATGGGCAAGATCGATGGCAGGAATGGTGCCAAACCCTTCCGGGCAACGTTCGATTGGCTGATTGCCCCTTCCAACTTCGTGAAGGTGGTCGAGGGCAATTACCATGCGTGAGCCCTACAACCTCGAGGCTGAGCACAGCCTGCTCGGCGCCATGCTCCTCCGCCCGGAACTGATCGACGTTCTCTCCGACGACCTATCGGCGGAGTCGTTCTACTTCGCCGACAATGCCGATGTCTTCCGAGGGATCATGTCGGTGCGCTCCGCCGGTCGCTCCGTGGACTTCCTGACTGTGGCCGATCACCTGGGCACGTTGTCCTCAGGTGATAGCGCACTGGCGTATTGCGCCGAGATCGCCAAGAACACCCCTAGCGTTGCCAACGCAAGCGAGTATGCCCGGATCGTTAGGGAGCGCGCCGTGGAGCGGGCCCTGTATGACCTGAGTGACCGAACGCTGGAGATCGCCCAGAGTGGCGGCGACATCCAAGACAAGATCGCCGCCGTGCAGGCAGCCGCCATGGCGATCGACACTGGCACTGATGGTGATGAGATCGTCAAGGCTGGTGATCTGATGGCCGAGCAACTGGAGGTCTGGCAGGAGCGGCATGACCGCCTGTCACGCGGTGAAACGTTGATTGGCCTATCCACCGGCTTGGTTGACCTCGACGAGAAACTGGGTGGCCTGCAGCCGGAGCAGTTGATCGTTGTGGCCGGCAGGCCTGCTATGGGCAAAACCACGCTCGCCATGGGTTTTGTGCTGGACGCTGCGGTCCGTCAGAAGAAGTCAGCCTTGGTCGTCAGTCTGGAAATGAGCAGGGCCCAGCTCATTGATCGAGCCACTGCGGCAGAAGGGAAGATTCCGCTCAACCTCATCAAAAACGGTTCTGCCTGCCAGTCCCACGGGGCGGAACTGTGCGCGGCAGTTGGCAAGATCCAGCACGCAAACCTGTTCATCGCAGACCGCGCCGGCGCCACGGTCGGCCGCATTCGCTCGATGGCCCGCCGGCACAAAATGCGCTATGGGCTCGACATCCTGATGATCGATTACCTTCAGCTGATGGAAGGCGAGGGTGGCAATCGCACTGAAGAGGTCAGCGGCATAAGTCGCGGATGCAAGTTGCTTGCACGCGAGCTCGGCATTCCGGTTGTGCTGCTTAGCCAGCTTTCTCGCAAGTGCGAGGAGCGCCCAAACAAGCGCCCGGTGCCCTCTGATCTTCGTGAGTCGGGCGCAATTGAGCAGGACGCAGACGTGATCCTGTTCGTCTACCGCGATGAGGTTTACCACGAAGACAGCGAGCTCAAAGGCATCGCCGAAATCATCGTGGGGAAAGGTCGAGACATTGAGGCCGGAACCGTACGTGCGGCGTTCTTGGGGCAGTTCAACCGTTTCGAAAATCTCTCTGCGAGCTGGCAGCCTCCCGCCAAAGCGCCTGCGCCCGAGCGATCCCTGAGATCTCGCTATGCCCAACGAGGAGCCGCTGCATGACTGATCCAATGCACCTACCGCCCAAGCTTCCCGAGTATCGCTGGGCACGGTATTGCCGCAGTGACCTGCTGGATCTTGCCCACGAGCCAGCCCAACCGATGGCGCTGTATCGCGACGAGCAGGCAGCTCGTAGTCATGGCCAGTGCATGTGGCCGAACACCTTCCGCGTCATTGATCTTCATGGAGAAGACAGCCCATGCGGCAATCGAAACTGACCAAGGCCGCCCGCGGCCGCGAATGCCAGGTGCGTATCCCTGGCGTATGCAACGGCAACCCCGAGACCACCGTCCTTGCGCACTACCGCCTAGCTGGCACCTGCGGCGTCGGCAAGAAACCACACGACATGCAGGGCGCCTGGTGCTGCAGCGCTTGTCACGACGCTTGCGACGGCCGCAGCCGGGCCATTGATCGTGAGACCGCCCGCCAATACCACGCCGAGGGCGTGATGCGCACCCAGGCGCTGCTGATCCACGAGGGGGTGCTGGTCGCATGAATGCTCCCGCCCTTCGCCCGTACAAGGCCAAGCCGGCCCGCGCCAAGCCCGTCGACAGGGAAGGGCAGGAGCAGGCTGCCCTGCTCGAAGAGATCCACCTGCGCTATCCCGAGGTCTTCGAACTGATCTACCACGTCCCGAACGGCGGTCACCGGCACAAGGGCGTGGCGCTGAAGCTCAAGGCGCAGGGCGTGAAGGCCGGAATCCCTGATCTGGTGCTGACCATGGCCCGAGGCGGGTACTTCGGTCTGTACATCGAATTCAAGGCGACCGTTGACCCGGCGCCTGTCTCGTCCAGCCAGCAAGCGTGCATCCGCCGGCTGAACGACCAAGGCTACCTGGCCGTTGTGTGTCAGGGGCATTTCGACGCCATGGAGTGCCTGAGGGCGTACGTGGCCTTGCCTAAAACGGAGGCTGCAGCATGACCAAAACCGCCGCTGTGAAAATCAGCGATGCAGAGATTCGCCGGCAGGCCGCCGGCCAGGTCCGTGACCTGCGCGCACTGGGCAACCAAGGCCTGTACTTCCGGTTTCACCGTTCCCGTGAGCGCGGGTCCTGGTACCTGATCCATAAGGGCAAGTGGTGCCGGATCGGCTCGTACCCTGACCTGAGCGCCGCCAAGGTGGCTGCAGCACTGCCGGATATCCGCCTGCGACTGGAGGCAGGAGAGGGTTCGAGCCTGTCGAGCTGGGTGCTGACCGGTGAGCTGCTGGCCTGGTTCGCTGAGCGCATGTCCCGTGACCGTAACCTATCGGCTAAGCGCAAGAGCACGGCGGCCTCGGCGATCAAGCAGCACCTCGTGCCGCGGCTGGGCGAAACGCCGCTGGCCCAGATCGACAAGGCGCTGCTCGACCGCGAGCTGATGTGGCCGCTGCAAGAGTCGCTGTCGATTGATTACGTCCGCTTGGTGTTTCAGCTGCTGGCTCTGGCCTTCCGGCAGGCCGCCAAACTCGGGCTAATCAACACCAACCCCATGGCCGGCATCCGCTTCCGTGATTTCTCCAAGGCCAAGGTCACGGTCAAGCCGTCGCGGCTGCGTGGTGTGCACCTTGAAGACCTGATGGCGGGAATGAAGACCACCCTGGCAAACAACCCGCAGCATGGCCTGCTGGCCCTGATGATGTTGTGCCACGGCACCCGGCTGGGCGAAACCCGCATGGCGCGCTGGAGCCACATCAGCCTGGCCGAGCGGGAGTGGTTCATTCCTGCCGAGCACACGAAGACCGGCGTTCAGCACCGCCTGCCACTGACCGACCAGGTGCGCTTTCTGCTGATGGCCTGCCGCGAGATCCAGATCAATCAGGGCTACGAAGGCGAGTACCTGTTCCCGGGCCGACAGGGCAATCCCATGAGCGAGTCGAAGGCCTCAGCGGTGTTCGCGGTCATGGGCAAGGGCGAGTGGACCAGCCACGACCTGCGCAAGCTGGCCCGCACTGGGTGGGCTGACCTTGGCGTCGATCACCTGGTGGGAGAGCTGCTGATCAATCATGCCATGGGCCACAACGTGAAGGTGTACATCCAATCCGACGTCATGGCCCGCAAGCGCGAGGCACTGGAGAAGTGGCACGCACACCTTGATCAGAAGGGTTTCGCCTCGGTTCACGGCTTGACCGGTGATAGATCAACGGATTCATGGATTCTCTGCAAGGCCGCAGAGCGCGCGGGTTTCGACGGACTTCCGGTATCCACCATAAGCGAGGATTCGAAATGATGAACAACAGCCAATTGATCGATAAAGCCCAGGCCATCTGCGGGTGCCTTTCCTACGACGACAGCACCCCAAATGGCAGCCCCAAGTCGGTGATCGCCGAACTCTGCCATCGCCTCGGCGAGCGCACGGTGCGCATCAAGAAGGAATTGGGCGGCTACACCATGACTACCCTTTACGGTCGCCAGCGTGCGCTTACCTGGAAAGAGGAATTGATGTGGCGGCTTTTCGGTTGGCCACCGCGAGGCTTCGTGCTGGTGGACGAGGTAGGTGAGTGAGGAAGAGCCACGGCCCGTCCTTCAAGAAGGCCGTGATCGAGCTGGACAAGTGCCCTTTGTGCCGTGGGAGAGCGGTCACTCAGGGCGTGTTTCACGAGCTGCCATGCGACCACTGCAACGCCTCGGGCTGGGTAGCGGCTGCAACTGGCGAAGCCCTGGCCCTGGATGAACTGGTTACCCAGCTCAGCCTTAAGCTGCAGGCCGCGCACCGGCAGATCGAGCAGTTGAAGAACCCTCAGGCATCCGGGCCTGAGGCGACATATCAGGGAAGCAACCGGCTCGGCGCCGGCGGCACCAACTACACCGGGGATTGAGGGGGAAGGACATGATTTACAGCAGCGTATCGGGTGCAGTAGTTGCCGCTCTGGCGGCGGGCGAGAAGGGATCGGCGAAGGCCCAGGCTTGGCAGAAGCTGTACAAATCGGCAGAGGAGGAGGGCGGCTGCTTGGCCTCATTGGGAGGCCGATCAGGCGGCATTGACCGCACGCAGGTCGACTACTGGCTGTCGGCGCGCCTGCACCATATGTTGAAGGAAAGGCACTGGGAAGCCCTGGTCGCGAAGTACAGCACCAACAAGGCGAAGAAGGTCCAGGCAATCACGTTAGTCCGACCGCTGATCGCGAGCCCTGCGCCGGCATTGTTCATCTACAAAGCGGTGACAGCCTGGGCCATCCCAAAGCTCAAAGGCGCGCGCCGCAAAGCCCCGCAATCTGTATCGGTGGACATCCCACTGGATTCGTCGACTTGGCGCCGTGAAGCCACAGTCAATGCTGCGGTGGCAGCCGGCCAGGCTGCGCGGAAGCGCATCGAGGCTTTGGAAGAGGATGTGATCATCCTGCCGGACAGCTTCTACGACATGAACACTTGGGACCTCGGCGCCGCGCCGGAATCGACCCGCCGCCGCTGGAGGGCTGAGATCAACGAAAAACTTGATGGTCTGCTGGACGATGCGCTGGCTGAAGTAAAGGTGATTCTTGAGGCTGAAGGACTGCTGACTAAAGCGGTCGCGTGATTTCCTGTTGACATCAGTGGGCGACTGAGCGAAATTATCTCCATCCTGTCATTCCTGCGCGTTGCTGAGGAGTGTCACTACAAAAGCCCGGCCATTGAGCTGGGCTTTTTTGTTTCTGGAATACGCTTACCACTGACACGAATGGACTGTTCTCAATAGTCAGTAGTAACGCACTCACTTGAACATTCTAAACAAGACCTCTCACTTCTCAGTCGCCTCAACTAACGAAAATTCGTCGATGCTGTGTCTTATGTGGATGTCCTGAGGGCCGCCACAGTAAAGCTATGCAAGAAATTTTTATTGTCTGTGTCGCACCGCGAAGTACGCAGTGCTGAGCGGTTTGGCGATGCGGGCAGTTATCTTCATTCTATAGATCAATATCAGTTGGTGCTTATTGTCAGTGTTGATGATTTGCACTTTCGATACTGATTTATTTCGTCAAGCTAGGCCGACTCTCGGCTCGGCTAATATAAGGATGCACCATGACTACTGCTATCAACATCTGGGATTATGCCAACCTCGTTACATCAAAGCCGAATATCGCTGATCCAAATACCTGGAATTGGACCCCAGCTGTAGCTGAGGCTGTACGTGTCGGGGGTGAAATTGAATTCACCGGCAACCAAACGTACATCATCAGCTCTGTGCAGATCTTGGCCAACTGCCGCATTCACTTCCAAGTAGGTACGGTCATCCAGCGATTGGCAAACTTTGATGGCGAGGGCACATCCTATTGGTCGAATGGAGCTGCAGTATTTGAGTTGGGTGCTCCAGGCCTGAATGTGGAGTTCCTGGGCCAATGGACCTACGATGGCAACGAAGCCTCTATGATCAAAAAGGAACCTACAGGTTTCTTTGTAAAGTGCATGCCTAAGTCCTTAGAGCCGCAAGATGACACCAAGCTCAAGATTTCGGGCGGCACTTTCCGTAATGGTACTTCCGGCTATCTCTGCCTGCGAGGTACTGATATGGCTCGCCAGTTCAATACCTTGGTTTCAGTCGTTGATTGCTTCTTCCACGCCACACGCTACGGTACCGGCCGAGATGACCCGAACACGCAAACTGCGCTGGGCTATTCGCCGAACTACATTTTGTGTGCCGATTATGTGCAACTGAGTTGCCATAACTTCTGGGCCGATTTTGAAAAGCCAATCAGCACGGGGAAGTATTCGGTAACTGCGATTCTTGGCACCTACGTCGGTCGTGATCCACTGACATCCGGCCAGTGTTCCATTACCTTGACCGGCAGGACTAACTTACGCCGCATGGGTCGCGGGGGGCCGGGTTACGACGGTAGTTGGGCAACTCCACTAAATGGTATCGGCTGCATCGATGTTTATGGTAACGGAGAGAACCTCTTCGTTGAAGATGTCCGCGCGATCGATTGCTACAGCATCCCACTGCGTGGCAAATCCTCGCTGAAGGAATTCACTGCGCTCAAGGGTCGTTTTGAAAACTGCGTAGGCGGTATCAATATTTCACCATCGTCCACTGGGCCGGTTCGTTGTACCGTGTCGATTGGGCAGATCCGGACTATTGATTGCAACATTCCGGTGATCGAAGTGACTGGCTCTACCCCGGCTGAGTCAGTTCCTATGGCTACTATCGAATCCGTGCACTGTACCAACTCAAAAGGCCAAGATAACCAGGCAAACGTCGGTGTGAACCTCACCGGTGTTGTGCGTCTTCGTAATATCGAGGTTTGTACAGTAGAGGCCGCCTACTCTGACAAGAGCGATGAATACGGTATTTCGTGCACCAGCATCCAGGACTTGACCATCGCCAAGGCGCGAATCAAGAACTGCGGCCGTATCGGTGTGCACGTCACGGGCTGCACTGACGTCAACATCACTGCAAACGTCGAGGCTTGCGGCGGTGAAGGTATCAACCTCTCCTCCTGTACCGGCAAGGTGCGTATTTCCCGTTGCGTAACCAAAAACACAGTGAACTACGGCATTTTTGCCAACACCGCGCCAGCGCAAGAAGTTGTGATGGTGGACAACACTGTTTCGGAAATTTCGGGCATTAGCCGAGGCTTGTACTCAGCGGCTGCACTGAACCGTATTCATGGCAACATTGTGGGAACTGGAGTAACTACCCCGTATCTATCGGCAGGCACTTCGCGCAACCTGTCCAGTGAAAACAGCTGGGAGCCTGCGGACTTCTGGGGATCCGGTGTTGCTCCGACACTCGGCACGTACAAGCGTGGTGACCGCATCAAGAACATCACTCCTACTGGGGTAGCAGGTTCTGTGCGTGAGCAGACCTGTACCGCGGCAGGCACGCCCGGTACCTGGGCACCTACCAACTTCTAGTTTGTTTCACTGAGCCCGCTGATGAAGCGGGCTTTTTCACAGCCACTCCCCGCAACGGGAGGAATCGAGATGCCAAACATGCCCGAGAAGGATCCTGGCCTGTGGGCCGCTGTGCTCACCTGGGTGCTGGCCCATCAGCCTCAACTGGGTGCTGCTGGCTTGTCCGTCGCGATAGCCGTCCTCCGGGTGGTGTATGGCGGAGGCACCCGACGACAGATGTTCTTGGAAGGCGCCCTGTGCGGCCTCATCACCCTGGCTCTGGTACCGCTGCTCGAATGGATGGGCTTGCCGCAAGGCATGGCCACCTTCGCCGGCGGTATGGTCGGCTTCATGGGTGTGGAGAAGCTTCGCGGCTACTCCGACCTGTTCCTATCTCGCAAGGCTCAGGGGTAAGTAGATGATCACATTGACCGACATCAACGGCCTCAAGCGTTACCTAGCTCCCGCCGCCATAGCTCGTGTGGACGAAGCCTGCGCCAGCAGTCAGTGGCACGGCATCTGCGCCATCGTTCGCATGTTCGACGGTCAGGTGCTGGGGGTTAAGCAGCGGGCTGATGACATCGTGCGCCTGATCACCGAGTCGAAAGGCTGATGGCCAGGCTCAAGACGCTCGGCTCCCGCATCAAGGAGAGCGCAGGATCGCGGGTCAAGGTGGTCACACCTGGTAGTTGGCGAAGTGGCATGACCAGCTCCCAGCGTGGCTACGACTACCGATGGCAGAAAGCGCGAGATCAGTACCTGCGAGACAACCCGCTGTGCGTCTACTGCGAGCAGAACGGCCGCACAACTGCGGCAAGGATTGTGGACCACATCGTTGCTCACCGTGGAGACATGGTTCTCTTTTGGAATCAGGCTAACTGGCAGAGCCTCTGCAAGCCTTGCCACGACTCCGTCAAGCAGGCCGAGGAGGCGGCGGGGCTGGGTGGCTGACACGTCAGCGGATCGCCGAAACCCAGCACGGTGGCCTAGAAGCACGCCAGTGACGTGCCACTAAATGGGTAGGGGGTCAAAAGCTAGGGGTTCTCATCTAGCTAGACCGCCACCGACCCCACGTACACATTTTTTCCCGTTTCAGGAAAAGTTAACTATGGCTTTAACCGACAAGAAGCGGCGGTTTGTTGACGCTTTGCTGTCGGGGGCCACAAATCGTGAGGCGGCGATTGCTGCCGGATATTCGGAGAAGACCGCTTCGCAAGCGGGCTCCAAGCTAGCCAAGGACCCCGACGTGCTCGCAGAGGTCGGGCGGCGCCTGAAGCAAAAGCAGGCAACCAGCACCGAAGTTAAACCTACGCGAAAAGTTAAAGCTGAACAGCCAGAAATCGAGCAGCCCGGCGAGGTGTCTCTCACAGAGACCGACGACCCGCGAGCCTTCCTTACTGAGCTGATGAACGCCGAAGGCGCCGACATGCGTATGCGACTGGAAGCGGCCAAGACGCTGATGCCTTATGTGCACGGCAAGGTTGCCGACCAGGGCAAGAAAGAGCAGAAGGCCGAGGCCGCCAAACAGGTCGGTAAAGGGAAGTACTCCCAAGGCAAGCCCCCCCCTCTCCGTAGTGAAGAATTGACCTATGCAATGGACAACGGCCTGCCCGGATTGGTGGAGGTGCCTGGCTGCGGGCGAATCAATCATCCCTGAGCCGCTGTTTCCAGACGAAGCTGAAGCCGGCCTCGATGTGTTCAAGGGGCTGAAGATTGTCGATGCTCCCGGTAGCCCCACCATTGAGGCCGCGTGCGCACCTTGGGTCTTGGCGTTTGCCGGGGCCATCTTCGGCAGCTACAACAGCGAGACCGGCGAGCGTCTGATTCGAGAGGTGATGCTCTGCATCCCGAAAAAAAACAGTAAATCCACGATTGCTGCCGGGATCATGCTAACGGCGCTGATTCGCAACTGGCGCCTGTCGGCTGAGTTCATCATTCTGGCGCCGACCAAGGAGATTGCCGACAACTCGTTCATCCCGGCCAAGGACATGGTCAACAATGACGACGAGCTGAAAGCGCTGCTGCATGTCCAGCCGCACCTGCGGCTGATCACTCATCGTGAGACGGGCGCCACCTTGAAGGTGGTGGCTGCGGATAGCGACGTGGTTGGCGGCAAGAAGGCGGTCGGCGTCCTGATCGATGAGGCCTGGCTATTCGGCAAGAACCCCAAAGCCGCTGACATGATCCGGGAGGCTACTGGCGGTCTGCTGTCGCGACCTGAAGGCTTCATCATCTGGTTGACGACCCAGTCAAACGAGCCGCCGGCTGGTGTGTTCCGTTCCAAGCTCAACTACGCACGCGGCGTGCGTGATGGCCGGATCGACGACAACCGCTTCTTGCCGATCATCTATGAGTTCTCTCAAGAGATGATCAAGAGCGGCGAGGCGCGGAAGCCTGAGAACTTCCACCTGGTCAATCCGAACATCGACTACTCGGTTGACCGGCCTACGCTTGAGCGCCTGTTTATGCAGGCTGAACTGGACGGCGAAGCTGAGCTACGAGGCTTCCTGGCCAAGCATCTCAATATCGAAATCGGCCTAGCACTGATGTCCGACGCCTGGGTCGGTGCGGAGTTCTGGGAGCCTCAAGGTACCAGCTGGCTCAGCCTTGATGAAATCCTCACGCGGTGCGAGGTAATCGATGTTGGTGGAGACGGTGGTGGCTTGGATGACTTGCTCGGTCTTGCGGTGATTGGGCGGGAGGCTGGTACTCGAAGATGGTTCCACTGGGCTCACGCGTGGGCCCACCCCTCTGTCCTAGAGCGGCGCAAATCTGAGGCACCACGCCTCAGAGATTTGGAAAAAGCCGGCGACCTGACGATTGTCGAGCGTATCGGTGATGACGTGGAGCAGTTCGCAGCAATTGTTGCCCGCGTCAATGCAACTGGATTGCTGGATAAGGTGGGGCTCGACCCGGCAGGGATCGGCGCCGTTCTTGATGCTCTGGCCGACGCAAACGTTGAAGAAGACAAGATCGTTGGTATTTCCCAAGGCTGGAAGCTTACCGGTGCAATCAAGACCACTGAACGGAAGCTCGCCGAGGGCACCTTGTTGCACTGCGGCCAGCCGCTTATGGCCTGGTCATGCGGCAACGCCAAAGGGGTGCCCTCGGCGAACGCCTTCCTGATCACCAAGCAGGCCTCGGGCACGGCAAAGATCGACCCGCTGATGGCTACATTCAACGCCGTTTCTCTGATCAGCCTCAATCCTGAGGGGCGCGGGGGAATGGATAACTTCATGGCTGGAATTCGGGACCCACTGATCGCATGAACGCATTTCATATTTTCATCGCCTGCGCAGTGGTCGCTTTCTGCTTGGCATGCAGCGGGGTCTGGATGCTGGCTGGTACTGGCTGGGCTTTGCTGGCCGGATCGCTGAGCTTCTTCTGCATCGCTGGCTTCATACGCAGAGGGCTTGTCAGTGATTAAAACCTTATCCCAGGCCCTAGGCGCTGCTGCTACCAAGCCTTCAGCCAGTATGAGTGAATGGCTGGGTAAGACTATCAAGCTTTCGGATGGAGGTTTCTGGAGTGCCTTTAACGGCGCCCAGTCCAGTAGTGGTAAGTCAGTCAGCGTCGACAAGGCCATGCGCTTGTCCACCGTGTGGGCATGCGTCCGCATCATCTCGACCTCTGTAGCCGGCTTGCCGTTGAGCATCTACCGGAGGATGCCCGATGGTAGCCGAGAGAGTGCCCGCGATTTCCCGCTGTACGACGTTGTCCACAACAGCCCCAATGAAGACATGGCTGCCTTCCATTTCTGGCAGGCAGTCGTCGCCTCGATGCTGCTGTGGGGTAACGCCTACTGCGAGATCCATCGCTCTGCTGGGCGTGTCATCGCCCTGGACTTCCTGATGCCGTCGAGAGTCGACCCTGAGTTCGACGACGATGGACGACTCAGGTATTTCTTCAGGCCCCGAAAGGGAGCCCGCCGAGAGATCAAGCGGCAGGACATGCTTCACATTCCTGCCTTCACCCTGGATGGGCGAGTTGGCCTTTCTGCGATTCGGTACGGTGCTGATGTGTTCGGTTCGGCGATGTCTGCTGACGATGCCGCCAACAGCACCTTCCGGAACGGCATGATGCCGACGGTCGCGTTTTCGGTAGACAAGACGCTCAACCCGGCTCAGCGCGTCGAGTTTCGCGAGTACGTAAAGACGATCTCCGGGGCGTTGAATGCCGGCAAGAGTCCAGTGCTTGAGCAGGGCGTGAAACCGGAGATGATCGGCATCAACCCTGCCGATGCACAGCTGCTGGAGTCGAGAGGCCACAGCATCGAGGAGATTTGCCGATGGTTCGGCGTTCCGCCCTGGATGGTGATGAAGACCGACAAGGGCAGCAACTGGGGCACCGGCCTGGAGCAACAGCAGATCGCGTTTCTCACGTACTGCATCATGTCCTTCACGGCGCCGATCGAGCAGTGCGTGAACAAGTGGTGCATGACGGCGGTGGATCGGATCAAGTTCTATGCCGAGTACTCACTCGAAGCGTTCCTGCGTGCGGACAGCGCAGGCCGTGCGGCTTATCTCAGCACGATGGGGCAGAACGGCTACATGACCCGAAACGAGGGTCGGCGGAAAGAAAACCTTCCGAGCATGCCGGGTGGCGATGTACTGACCGTGCAATCCAACCTGGTGCCACTTGACCAGCTGGGCAAGCAAAACGATAGCCAGGCCGCAAGGGCCGCTCTGATGAACTGGCTGCAACAGTCGGAACAGTAAATCTCGGGAGTAATCCATGAAACACAAGATCCAGTCTCGCGGCCTGCGCAGCGAGATGAGCCCGCGCGCGCTCGACAAATGGAATCCCGCGATCCAGGCGGCCGTTGAAAACACCTCGGACACCATCACGGTGTACGGGGTGATTGGTGAAGACTGGTACGGGGAGGGCGTTACGCTGAAGCGGATCGATGCCGCGCTGCGCGCCATCGGTGAGCGAGATGTGACCGTCTACATCAACTCGCCAGGCGGCGACATGTTTGAAGGCATTGCCATTTACAACCGACTGCAAGAGCACAGTCATCAGGTCACCACCAAGGTGCTCGGCATGGCGGCCAGCGCTGCTTCGATTGTTTTCCTCGCTGGGAAGAAGCGAGAGGTGGCCACCAGCGCCTTCCTCATGATCCACAACTGCTGGACTTGGCTCGCAGGCAATCGCAACTACCTCCGCGACATAGCCAACGACATGGAGGAGTTCGATGCGGCGATGGCCGACCTCTATGCCGAGACCAGCGGGCAGTCCGCAGAGGACATGGCCGAACTGATGGATGACGAGACCTATATCCGTGGCAAGCGCGCCGTGGAGCTTGGCCTGGCCACTGGGCTGTTGTCTTCCAGCGAAGTCACCGAACGCGAAACCGAAGACGCCGCCCAGAACAATGCACTCAAGGCCATGGATGTAGCCCTTGCAAAGGCCGGTATGCCTCGCTCCGAGCGGCGCGAACTGTTTGCCAGTTTCAAGTCCAGCATGCCTCGCGCTGCTGGCGGAGGCACGCGTCACGCTGCCTCGACCGATAAGCCCAGCGCTGTCGCGCCAGACCTCTCCGCCTCTCTGAGCGCGGCAACCAATCTCCTAAATTCTCTGAAAGGAAAATGACCATGGACTTTGAAGCCCAAGTCAAGGAACTCAACGCCAGCCTCAAGGGCATTGGTGATCAGATCAAAAGCCAGGCCGAGGCGACCGAGAAGCAAATCAAGGCTTCCGGTGAAATGAATACCGAAACCCGCGCCAAGGTCGATGAACTGCTGACCAAGCAGGGCGAGCTGCAGGCCCGCCTGGGCGAGGCCGAGCAAAAGCTTGTAAATGCAAGTCGGGATCGCAACCATCAGGAAGAGCCGCAGAAATCGGTAGGCGCTCTCGTGATTGAAAGCGAAGAAATGAAGGACATGAACTCGTCCTTCCGCGGCTCTCGTCGTGTCTCCGTGCCGCGCGCGGCGATCACCACCGCAACCGGCGGTGACCTGGTGCAGACCCAGCGCTTGCCGGGGATCATTGCCCCGCCTCAACGCCGACTGACCGTACGCGACCTGGTTGCACCGGGCACCACCGAATCGAACTCCATCGAGTACGTGCGTGAAACCGGCTTCACCAACAACGCCCGGACTGTGGCGGAGACCACGGCCAAGCCGTATTCCGACCTGACGTTCGGCCTGACCACTGCGAACGTGCGGACCATCGCCCACTTGTTCAAAGCCAGCCGCCAGATGCTGGACGATGCCAAGGCACTCCAGAGCTATATCGACGGTCGTGCACGCTATGGACTCAACATGGCGGAAGAAGCTCAGCTGCTTTATGGCAATGGCACCGGCGTGAACCTGCAAGGCCTTATGACCGTTGCTCAACTGTACGCCGCCCCGGCTGGGGTAGCCGTAGTGGGCGAGCAGCGCATTGACCGCCTGCGCCTGGCGCTGCTGCAAGCCGAACTGGCCGAATTCCCATCCGACGGCATCGTGCTCAACCCGATCGACTGGGCCGCTATTGAGCTGACTAAGGATGGGGAAGGCCGCTACATCATCGGCCAGCCACAGGAAGGCACCAACGCGAAGCTCTGGAATCGCCCTGTGGTTTCGACCCAGGCCATGACACAGAACGACTTCCTCGTCGGCGCGTTCAAGCTTGGCGCCCAGATCTTCGACCGCATGGAAATCGAAGTGCTGATCTCGACCGAGAACAGTGATGACTTCGAGAAGAATATGGCAACGATTCGTGCTGAAGAGCGCCTGGCCTTCGCCATCTACCGCGATGAAGCGTTCGTTACTGGTCCGCTGATCACTCCTTAATTCCTTGCGCTGGGGCGTCAGGAATGGCGCCCTACAGGAGTATTTCCATGGCACGTAAACAGGAAAAACCAGAGTCCACGGTTGAACCGAAGGATACTGCCTCGACCACTGAGTCGAGCGCCAGCCAGCCTCAAGATGGAGCGTTGTCCCTCTCGCCTGGTGAAGCCGCCTCGCCAAATCCTGGCGAGGCGAGCGCTCCCGCAACTGATTCAGTCTCGGGCGCAGAGCAGACACCGCCAGAAGCACCGGAAGAATCGGGGGGCGGATTGGGCGTCGCCGCAGGGGCATCGGTAGGTGATGGCCAGAGCGGGCCGACGGTGATCGAGGCTGGCGACGATACCGACCAGCCAGCTGCAGGGGATCTGGTTGCAGCTAACCCAAATCCAGTGACTCTTCAGATCTACCCGATGCGATCCTACATGGATGAGGGCGAGCTGCGCCGCCGGGGCGGTCCGGCCTATGTGGTGCCACGCAGGCACGCAGAGGAGCTTGTGCAGCGAAAGTTGGCATCGCTCGAACCGCTGAAGGAGTGAAGACATGCCGGTTATCAGCATGTCCATCGCCCGGCATCACCTTCGAGATCCGGACGATGATGACGAATACCTGGAGCTCCTGATCGATGCAGCCGAAGGGCAGGCAATGGACTTTCTGAACCGTCGCTTTTACGCCGACCAGCAGGCATTGGACGATGCTATCGCTCTTGGCGAGGCCGGCGACTCCCCAATTGTTATGAACAAACAGATCAGGGCAGCTTGCTTGTTGATCCTCGGGCGCCTCTACGCGAATAGAGAGGATGTCGTGACAGGGACGATCGCTACAGAATTACCACAGAGTTCACAGTCACTATTGACTCCTCACCGTATCGGGTGGGGCGTATGAGGGCCGGACCATTGCGGCATCGGTGCATGCGTCAGGGCTTCATCGAAGATAAGGATGCCTTGGGACAGCCGTCGAAGGTGTGGAGCGAGCTAGGCCCTATATGGGCAGAGATAAACATTCCGTCTGGCCGCATGTACCAAGCTGCGTCACAGATGCAGGTTACGGTCAGCGCTGAAATCAACATCCGCTACTGCAGCGATGTGGTTGCTGGTCAACACCTGATCCATCGGGGTACCACTTACGAGATCATCGCACCGCTGCCCACCAATCAGCGGGACATGATGAAGCTCATGTGCAAAACGGTGAAGAAGTCATGAGTCATGGATCGCTGACTGTGTTGGGGTTGGGCGACTTGCAGGTCGACTTCGAGCGTCTGGCGAAAGCTGCGGGTAACAAGATTGCGCGTGACGCGGTTATGGCCGGAGCCCGCGTTGCCCGGGATAAGGCCCGAGCAACAGCACCCGTACGAACCGGCAAGCTCAAGAAAAACATCACTGCAGCCCGGCTTAAACAGTCTGATACACCTGGATCGGTGACTGCCGGTGTTAGGGTGAAGAATCCTCCCGGGAAGAAAGCGAAAGCTCTGAAACGCCCAGGAAAGAAAGGGCGTACCACGGCAACGGAGTGGGACGCCCCGCACTACTGGAAATTTCTGGAGCTCGGTACTTCCAAGATGCGCGCCCATCCGTTCATCCGGCCAGCCTGGGACGGAAGCCTGCCAGAGATTGAAAAGGCTGTAAGTGACAAGTTGGCCGAAGGCATCGACAACGCTATCACCCGGTAATCCCATGATCGAGAAATCCCTTATCGACAGGTTGTCGCCTCTTGTCGAAGGGCGCGTGTACTTCGGCGTTGCCCCCGAAGGGACTGCCCAGCCGCGTCTAGTCATCCAGACAATCAGTGGCTTCACCGGATTCACCCTGGCTGGCTGGGACGGGTCAAGCGACCTGACCATCCAGCTATCCGCGTGGGGCGAAAGCTATCTGCAAGCGCTGACGCTCGCAGATGAAGCTTTCGGCGCCATGACAACCGACGGCGAAGACTTCACCACCGGCGCCGCCGATCGACTGCCTGACGAATTCGAAGATGACACCAAACTCTTCAGCGTGAGCTGGGAGTACACCCTGCAACCATAGGAGGCCCCATGGCCGCGCAGAACCCAACGAAAGCGAAGTTCGTAAAAACGCAGGGCACGGCTCTCAGCGTTTCCAAAACCACCACCCTCGACCCGGCCCAAGCCGGTCTGGAGTATGCCGACCTCTCGGTGACTATCAAGCAGCCTCAGTTCCAGGGCGGCCAGTCGGACGAAATCGAGGTGACCACATTGGCCAGCGAAGCCAAGGAGTTCACTGTAGGCCTGGCTGACAACGGCACCTTCAGCATGTCTGGCAACTGGAAAGCTGACGATGAGGCACAAACTGTGCTGCGCACCGCGCGTGACGACGGCGAGCCGCGCGCCTTCAAGTCGGTATTCAAGGACGGCACTTCCTCTACCTTCCTCGGCCTGGTCACCCAGTTCACCTGGGACGCGGCGCCCAACGGCACCGTCAATGGCACTTTCAATGTGCGCATCACAGGCAAGGTCAGCTTTGACGTGCCACCGGTGACCCCATAATGGCCCGTGCAAAGACGGCAGGCGTACAGAGCCTGCGCGCGATGGCGCTCGACCCGATCCGGAACTTCAAGCACGAGCCGCTCGATGTTCCGGAATGGGATGGCGCAAAGGTCGTGGTGATGGCCTTGAGCGCAGGTGACTGGGCCGAATACCGGCGCCGTGCTGCTGCGGCAGTAGCTGCAGCGCGTGCCGCTGTCGGCCTAGGTGAAGTGCCGGAGGAGGGTGGTGACGATAACCCGTCCGCTCGCTTGGTCGATATCGACACTTCGCCGCTGTACGCCTTCGTGCTGGCGCGCACCCTGCTGGATGACTCGCATGCCCGCATCTTCGAGGATGAGGATGTGCCGGTCGTGGCCAAGGCCTTCAGTCCTGTTCACGACCGCCTGGTGGGCAAGGCCTTCGAACTGAGCGGCGTCGAGGCAGGCGCTGGCGCTCAGGACCCAGTTGAAGCGGCGGGAAACGGCTGACGGAGGAACCAGAGCTGGCCTTCATGCTGACTCTGGCCCTCCGGCTTGGTATGACCCTTCAGGATCTCAAGCAGAGTATGAGCGCCGAGGAACTGTTCCTCTGGCAGGCCTACAACGAGGATTCGCCGCTGAGCGATGCTCGAGGCGACATCCAGGCTGCGATCGTAGCTGCTTCCACGCTGCAGGCTCAGGGCGCCAAGGTGACCCCGATGGATCTGCTGCCGCAATGGAAGTCGGAGAAGCCGGCTCTCGAGCAGGCTCCGGAGGAAGGGGAGGAGTTGTTCAAGGCCTTCTTGATGTCGAAATCGGTTGAGAGCTAGATCGACGAGTTTTTTTCGACATGGTGCATCGTGGTAGATTCCTCCGTTTCCAAGGAGGAAATATGAAGCGCTTATTATTTATTCTGCCGCTGTTGATCTCCGGTTGCGGTAACTCTGAGAGGCCAGACTCTGAGGTCGTAGTGGACGAGTCTGCCCTTTCTGTTTACACACGAGAAAATTACCCTAAAACTTTTCAGAAGTGGGGGGAATCTGGAATTGAACGAATCAAGAAAGTTGAGCGGACTGCTCTATTCAAGGCCAGCAAACAAAATCGATGCGATCAGGTGGAGTACGTTGGGCTATCTGAGAAGCTGAGTAGCGCTCCAGATAAAATCGTTGTGTATGCAGATTGCCGGAATCGATGGAGGTTTTACATCGATGAAGGTGATGAGATTATTCAAAGTGAAAGAACAAATTAACCCGCTTCGGCGGGTTTTTTAATGTCTGGAGAAATGCATGGCAGGGCAAACACTTCGCTCTCTGATCGTTAGCGTGTCCGCTGAGACCAGTGCTTATCAGCGCGAGATGGCCAAAGCTGGGAGAATGGGGCAGAACTATCTGCGTACCATTACGGCAGGCAATCGGGACTCGGTAAGCTCTTGGCGATCACAGGAAGCTGCGGTTCGCGCTCAAAGTACGGCCATGCAATCTCTAACGTCCTCTGTCGGAGGATATGCAACTGCGATGGCGGGGGCGCTGGCAGTCGGAAATCTGATTCACCAGGCAGATAGCTGGAATCAGGTTAACGCCAGGCTTAAGCAGGCGTCTACGAGTACGGAAGACTTTACCGTCAGCCAGAAAGCATTATTTGAAGTTAGCCAAAGAACCGGAACGGCCTTCGCAGATAACGCAAACCTATTTAGCAGATCTTCCGCATCCATGCGCGAGTTTGGGTTTTCCTCGAGCGATGTGCTGGGTGTAACTGAAGCTTTGGCGCTCGGCCTACAGCTATCGGGAGCGGGGGGCGCCGAAGCATCATCTGTGATCACTCAGTTCTCTCAGGCCCTTGGTCAAGGGGTACTGAGAGGTGAGGAGTTCAACTCTGTCAACGAAAACGGCGATCGAGTTATTCGAGCACTGGCAACAGGGATGGGGGTCGCTCGGAAAGACTTGAAAGCGATGGCGGACCAAGGGCTGCTTACGATTGATAAAGTTGTTCCAGCTCTGATCAGCCAGCTAGGTACACTTCAGGGAGAATTTAAGGAACTTCCCGGGTCCGTGGGTGCGGCCATGACTACCGTAAACAACTCGTTTCAGGCATGGGCTGGCGGGCTGGATGGCACCACCGGTAGCACGAAAGTTCTAGCGGCAGCTATTACGTTAGTTGCTGAGAACATGGATGTACTGGCTGCATCAGCACTGACGCTTGGGGCTGCATACGGCGGGAGAAAGGTTCTCGACTTCACCAAGGAACTGTTGGACCAGGTAAAGGCAATCCGCAGCGCTCAATCTGCAGAGATCGGAAGAACTGCTGCCCAGTTAGATGCGGCAACAATGGCGGTCCGCCGAGCAGCTGCCGAGACCATTGCAGCCGAAGCGCAGGTTGCAGCTACCAAGTTCACCGATGCTCATGCCGCCGCACTGAGCAGGCTGCGCCTGGCTCGACTTCAAGATGCCCAGGCCGCAGCCGCGCAGACCGCCGCTCAGGCTGCGAACAATGCAGCAACATCCCTGGTAAGCAGAGCGGGTGGTGCATTGTTGGGAGTTCTGGGCGGGCCTGCGGGTCTTGCAGTTACGGTTGGTGCAGTCGCGGCCAGCTACCTCCTTTTCAAAGACAGTAGCGAAAAAGTCCAAAAAGCCACCGTGGACCTCAAGCGGCCTGTCGAAGAGCTTCGTAAGGAGTTTGCCGAGCTAGGCAAGGAGCAGGCCCGCTATAAGCTGGCCGGCGTTCTACAGCAGCAAGCTGATGCCCAGATTGCGGCGCAGAGGGCGTTGCGGGAGATTCGCGCGTCGGCCCAGGGCAATGACAAATGGGGCGACACCTACGGTGCAAACCCATTCCAGCGTGATCAGGCAGTAACCCAGTTCAATCGTCGTGTTGCTGGTGGCCAGGATATTGATTCGGCCACCCAGCAGCTTGTCGCTGCCATCCGGCCAAACGAGGAGATGACCAAAACCATCAACGCCTCAGCTGCGGCGTACGGGGAGGCAATCAAGGCCTCGGGCGATTATGGCGACGTGGCCAACATGCTGCGCGGCCGGCTGGATGACGTTGCCGCTGCTGCGGCTGGTGCAAACGCTGGTTTGAAGAGCATGCCGGGGCCGGACCAGAGGACGGTCGACGGTTGGAACAGCTACACCAAGAACCTGGTGGAGCGGCTGCAATCTGTTCGTGACGGTGGCGATCTTCTGGGCGAAATCAACCGCCGGATCGAGCGTGAAGGGGTTGACCCGGGTACCGCTGAGGGCTGGCGAATCCTCGCCACCGCCATTCAAGGGTCCGAGGCAGCAGCCAAAGCATCCGAGGAAGCGCAGCAGCGGGCCAAGAAGGCCTCCGAGGATATTCAGCGACAGGCCGAGCGCCTGAACGACGCCTACAAGCAGACCCTGGCAAACCTCACTCAGCAGGTTGTGCTGTACGGCGAGACGACTGAGTTGGGCCGTCTTCGCTATGACCTGGCCAATGGTGAGTTGTCGCAACTGAGCCAGCAGAACAAGCTGCGCCTGGAGGGCAAGGCGATAGAGCTGGATGCGCTGAATGCGCGAAAGGAATACGACTCGCTCATGGCCAGTCTGCAGACGCAGGAACAAGCACTGCTGGCGACTACTCGCGAGCGGATGAAGGTGCTGGAGACGGCCAATCGCGCCGGCACGCTGAGTTCGGATCAATACCGCGCAGGTGCAGACGCAATCTCCAAAGCAACGCTCACGGAAGCACCCGAGTATGGCGGTCTTGATGCTTCGGTCGCCGGCGCATCGGGTGAGCTGATCAAAATCGCCGAAGCCGAGGCGGCTCTCAAGGAGTGGCATGACAAACAGCTGACCATGCAGGCCGAGCTTCGCGACCAGATCCTGGCTAACCAGCAGAGCACCAATGAGCAGCGTCTCGCTGCAGAACAGCAGTATCTGGATCGGGTCGCCGACATAACACGAACCAACAACGAGCGGCTGTCGAGCATCCAGGATTCGTACAAGGTTGCAGTGGTGAGCACTTTCGGTGAGCTCTCCGGTCAGGCTGCTGACATGGTGGGCAAAATTGCCGGCGAACAGTCTGGGGCATATCAGGCGTTGTTCGCTGCACAGAAAGCCTTCGCGGTTGCCTCGATCATCATGAATGCGCAGATCGCGGCGGCTAAAGCTCCTGCAGAGCTGACGATTCTTGGCGGTATTCCGGTAGGTGCGGCGCTGCTCGCGGCTGGGTATGCGAACGCTGGCATGGTCGCCGGCATGGCCTTGGCGGGATTTTCCAGCGGCGGCTACACCGGCGACGGCGGCAAGTTTGAGCCGAAAGGCGTTGTCCACGGAGGTGAGTTTGTCCTGCGAAAAGAAGTGGTCCAGCTGCCGGGTATGCGTGATTACCTTGAAGGCTTAAACAAGCGTGGTTATTCGAGCGGAGGGTATGTCGGATCATCCCCGGCACCATCACTTTCGGCGATATCCGTCCCGGCTTTATCGGAGGGGCCATTGGTCAATCCTGGTGCCGCGCCAATGAATGTCGAGATTAATCAATATGTCCCGGCCCAAGTTGATGTGCAGCAGGACGGTGACCGCATGAAGGTGTTCATTCGCGAGGCCAAGAAACAGATTGCGGGCGACCTGGCCAGGGGGAATGGCGACGTGTCAAGGGCACTTGCCACGGGATGGTCAGTGAAGAGATCAGCGCGATGAGTATCCTGAAGCGACTCTACGCGAGCTCAGGCCCCGAGATCATCCATGAAGTGCTAGAAGTCAGCGATGGAGTTACCACTTACCGCATGACCCAGGGCTGGGATGAACTGACCGTCACACTGGAAACGGGGGAGGTGGTGGCCTGCACGCCGTGCGGCATGGAATTGGCTCTGCCGGCGCGCAATGATGACGGCACCCAGGACCTGACTTTTGCGCTGAGCAATGTGGATGGTAAGGCTTCCAGCTTCATCCGGGACGCCCTGAGTGAGCGGCGTACGATGTCGCTGATTTACCGGGCCTACACCTCTGACGATTTGGGCGCTCCTGCCCATGCGCCGCACCGATTCAGAATCAAGGGCGGCACCGTCACAGCAACCCAGGTTTCCGTCACCGCCGGCTATTTCGACCTACTGGACACCCGCTGGCCCCGCAACACCTACAACCTCAACGAATTCCCAGGGCTTCGCTACATATGAACATCGACAAATACACCCTCGGCATCTACGTCGAGGGCGGTCGACTGTGGCCGCGCGTTGACTGCTACGGGCTGGTATTGGAGGTTCGCCGCGACCTTGGCCTTCCCGCGTGGCCGGAGTGGGCGGAGATGCGTAAGGCTGATGGCGGCTTTGCTAGAGCATGCGACGAGATGATTCTGCACGCTGTTTCACTCTGCGAGCCTGGGCATGGTGCGGTTGCGGCGGCGTATCGGGGGCAGGTGCAAGACCACGTCGCCATCGTGCTGGAGGTGGCCGGGGCTCTGGAAGTGCTGGAGATCAACCAAAAACGCAATGTAAGCCTGACGCCACTGCGTCGTTTTGAACGCCGCTTTTCCCGTGTGGAGTACTACCGATGATCAGGATTTACCCGAGCCGGTTGCAGGGAGAGCCGCTTGAAGTCCATGTGATCGACAAGCCGGTCCTATTGGTTGAGTGGCTCAAGCGCTTGGCCCCTGACTTCACGCTGGAGCGCGAGCACCCGATTTGCATTGATGTGGATGGTGTCACTCTGCCGACAGAGGCGTGGCCAGCATTCATGGTTCAGCCTGAGACGGATCTCAAAATCTACCCGGTGGCAAAGGGGACAGGCCTTGAAGTGGCTGCCTGGGTTGCAATCGCCGTTGCCGCCGTGACCCTGGTCCTCGTCCTTTCGATGAAAACCCCGGGGATTTCACAGCCAGGGCAGGGCGAGTCCATCGACCTCAACCCGGCTAAGGCCAACCGCGCCAAAGTGAACGAACCCATACGGGAGATCCTGGGCCGCTATAAGGTGTACCCGGACTACGTGGTGCAGCCAGTTTCGCGGTTTGTGAACCAGCGCGAACTGCACGTTAGTCTGTGTCTGTGCGTCGGCGCAGGATCCCATGCGATCCTGCCGAGCAGCATCAAGATCGGAGACACCCCCTTGGCTGCCTTTGGGGCTGATGTGTCCTACGCGTTCTACGGTCCAGGCGAAAGCCTGGCCGGTGACTCGCGGGCCGAGAACTGGTACTCCGTGGGAGAGGTGGGTGGCACCGACGCCGGCACCTCGGGTCTCGACACGGCTTCCACGGCAACCGGGGGTACGTCGGCCATCGCTGATGCGCTGATTTTGGCCGGGCTGAGTGTCAGCCTCGCCGGTGATAGCCCTGAGTTTCCTGAAGAGTGGGGCGCTGGCGTGACGGTCACCATGCGCACGCCGAACAGCTACACCGTGTCCTCCGTTGGGGAATACGACCGAATCGCGGGGGCTCTCGGAGACTTGGCGCCATTCGTTGGAATGAAGGTCACGCTGTCCACCGACGTGGACTATGACCTGGTGGTGGCCAGCTACTCACCCTTCGTTCCTCCGGTGGCCGGGGTTGGTGGCAGTCCGTCCTCTGTGCGGGCCAGCGCCTCACCGACCCTCTATGACTTTTCCAGCACGCCTGCGGTCTGGACAATCACTTATCAGGGTGAGGCGCGGACGATTTCTCTAGCCTCCAACTACTTGAACATGAGCGGGTTGGTATCTGCTATCACCTCCCAGCTCGATGGCATGGGGCTGACAGCGCGGGACGACTCGGGACGTTTGCTGATTGCTGAGCCCGCCAGCCCTTATCGGGGAGGGGCGCTGTCTCAATCTAACGCTCCGGTGGCGGTATTCGGCGTGGCGCCGGTGTACAGTATAGGCGCCGCTTCAGCAGGGGGAACGCCCGAGAAGGCTGCTTACATTGAGCTTATGTATGAGAATGGCACGCCGTTCGCCGGTCTTGATGATGGGTCGCAACGCATCGCCCTGGGCTATCGTGGTCATCGCTATACCATCACGGCAATCGACGGCCTGACCATGACCCTGCAGCGTCTGACGGATATGGGGCTTGTTGATACCAGTTGGGCAGGGTTTGCCGCCCGAACGCTGTTGGACTATTCGCTTGGCGCCGATGGTGCGGCAGACGTGAATTGGCTCGGGCCTTTTATGGCGGTCCCGGAGCAGGAGCTCACCGACACCGTCGAATACGATTTCCATCTGCCTGGTGGCCTAGCCTGGTACAAGAGCAATGGTCACCGTCGGGCTGGATCGATCAATATCTTCGTGGAGTGGAGAGATGCGGCGATCGGAGGTGATTGGAATCGCGAAACGCATACCCTGCAAAGCAATACAGAGGACGCCATCGGCTTCACCTTCAGGCATAACCTTCCTCACAAGATGAGGCCTCAGTACCGGGTGAGGCGTGAAAATCCTGAGGGCGGCGGCAACACGCGCGATACGGTCTATTGGTTCGGTCTGCGATCGCGGTTGCAAGCGCCGGTTGCTTATCAGGGGGTGACTCTATTCACCGCCTCCATCAGGACAGGTGATCGCCTCGGCGCCCAGTCTGATCGCCGAGTGAGCATGGTCGCCGAGCGTTTGTATGAAGGCGCCCCCGGCCGTTCTATCAGTGGGGCATCACTGCATGTGCTGAATAGCTTGGGGATTCCCGTTGATCAAACGGACGTGGCCAAGCTGAACCAGTTAGAAGGTACCCACTGGACCCCGCGCGGCGAGACATTCGACCTGGAATACACAGAGTCCTCTTCGGTTCGAGAAGTGCTGCAGACCATTTTCGCCGCCGGTATGAGTCATCTCACCCTGACGGAGGGACTGATTAGCGCAATCAGGGAGGGTGTACAGCCTGTGCGGGGCACCATCACTAATCATGAGATGACGGAAGAGCTCACTGCTTCGTTTACAGCTCCAGGACAGGATGACTTCGACGGCGTCGACGTGAAGTACGTCGATCCGCGCACCTGGTCCGAGGAAACCGTCCCATGCCGCATTGGCGAAAGTCTTGGCCTGAAGGTCGACACGATCACCCTGGATGGGGTGCTGGATCGAGATCGCGCTTGGCGAATTGGGATGCGCGCTCTGCGAAAACACATGTATCAGCGCTGGGCCTACTCAAGCACTACCGACCTTGAAGCGCTCTGCTATGAGCGCTTCGATCATGTCGCTCTCGCCGACGACATTCCCGGTACCAGCCAGTCCGCTCTGATTGTCGGAGCCCAGCAGGTCGGGGAAATGGTTGTTCTCCAGCTCACCGAGCCTTTGGATTGGGAAGTGGAGAGCCCGCGCATCATGCTTCGCCGACACGACGGCTCTGCAACGCCACTGATTGTCCCCACCTATGTAGACGATTACACGATGAGCATCCCGGCGAGTGCGTTGGACTTTGACCTGATCACAGACCTCTCGATCGAGCCGGCAAGGCTTCTGTTCGCTGCGTCCACCCGGGTGGGTTACAGCGCGATGATGAGTGAGATCAGCCCAGGTAGTGATGGTAGTTGCGACTTTACCGCCTTGGAATATCGCGACGACTACTACGACGATGATGACGGCTTCGCTCCGACATAAGGACGGATCATGCTTGTTTACCCTGAAGGGCTGCCCTTGCCGCTGCGTGAGAGGTACGGCTTCACGCCGATCAGCCCAATTCGCCGATCCCCGAAAGTCAGTGGCAGGGCTGTGCAGCGCCGGCTCTATTCAAGCGTTCCAACCATGGTCAGTGTTTCCTGGATTTTCACAGCCAAGCAGGCGCGCTTGTTTGAGGGCTGGTGCAAATGGGGAATTGGTTACGCCGATTGGTTTCTTTGCCCGATAAAGAGTCCACTCGGCATACAGCCGACCCGCTCCAGATTTACGGATATCTATCAGGGCCCCGATCTGATTGGTGTCGACATGTGGCGCTACAGCGCCACACTCGAGCTATTCGAGCTCCCCATCGTTGATGAGGCAGAGTTCGCGGAGCTGCTCCTCGGCATGCCATTGCCAGTTATGAACGCAGCTCTAACCGCCGAGCTTATGCGTTGGTACACCAAGTCTTGGCCCGGCGCCCAGATGACCTGAATCTCTGCCCGCTGATCGCGGGCATTTTTTTGCCTGGAGTTTTTATGAGCGGAGCCACCGACGTTCAGCTTTTCAATCAGCTCGTGTCCAACGCTAACGCGCTGTTCTTGTCGGATGCTGATTTCGTCACGATCAACGGCACCACCAAGCCGACCCTGAAAAAGATCTATGCCGAGTTCCTGGCCAGCATTGGCACTTACCCAACAGTTGCCGAGGGCCTGACGAAGACCAACGGAACCGGGACTGACAACCGGTTTTTCACGGTGCCCTCTACCGGCGACAAAGCAGAAACCCGGTACCGCAACGATGCCGGAGTAGCGGTTGAAATCAACTCAATACTCTCGTTCATCGCAGACGGCTTAACCATAAACCGGGGTAAGGGATACCCGCTGCGTCAAAAAATTCGAGCGGGTGTGACATCTGCCCTGAGCGCTTCCTGGAACAAGTCGATTCTGGACGTGGTCGTGGTGAACGCCCGGCAAGGCGAGTACTACCGCATTTCTTACCAGGCGAACGAAAATGGTGGAAATGGGTTCAACTGGATCATCGAAAAGTACGATTCTGCCACCTACGCGACAACCGCAGCAGGTCGGGTGGAGTTGATCCCCCTTGCCGGGACGCAGCCGCAAATCACCCGGGCTGGCGGCATTCAAACGGTGGTGCTGGTTCCGACCTCCCGGCCGGAAATGCAGTTCAAGATCACGGTCGATCCCGCTGGCCTGCCTGCGGCTGGAACTCCGATCAACTCCAACTCCAACTCGGGGTTCGATGCCTGGTCGTGGATCATCGACGAGAGCTGCTACACCTACGCCTCCGAGTACAAATCGCCGCAGATCGACACGCTGTCTATCAATGCAAGCAAGGTGTTCCCGCTCAGCATGGCGACGCCACGCAACGCCACGGTGAGTGCCGACTACCAACCGTTTCGCGACCTCTTCCTCGACATCGAGGTGCTTGGAGCGGAAGACGGCAAGTTGTACCGGGTCGCCTACATTACCTGCGTTGCGGTGGTCGGATCTGGTGGGGTGGTAGTGACGGGCTTGTCGTCAATCGGCCTGATCCTTGAGGAATTCGACAAGGCAACCTATGAATCGGCATCTGTCGCGGTTCGCCTGCAGCACTTCACCACGATCGCCGGGACGCTCAAACGGGCAGGGGGCGTGCAGACGCTGACCGTGGCCACTACCGTCAAGCCGTACGTGAAGTTCAAGCTGACCGTGGACGGCAGCAAGCTCCCTGCTGATGGCTCTGCCTACGCGGCAGTAAACACGGGCTTTCCCGGCTACAGCTGGATCATCGACGAAAGCCGCTACAAGCAGGCAATCACCGCCATTCCATCCGGGGATGGCCAGAAGACAGGGGTTTATTACACCTACAACGCCACGACCAAGGCGCTGACTTACGCCTATGTGTCGGGTGATTACGCCTACCGCGTCACGGTCAGGCCGGCAGCGATCAACAGTCTCCCGAACCTGACAAGGATCGACAGGGCCCCCAAGGTCGCCGACCTCTCTGCCGCCACCTGGACGATGCTGAGTGACGTGGAAACCGACTACCTGCCGCCGATGATCGTTCAGGCGCTGAACAACGGCGATGCTGGGGCACGCTATTACACAGGTGGCGCTCATGGCAGCGACGGCAATGCCGGTGGTGAGGCGACCGCCAAGAACGTCCTGTTCGCCATCTATGCCGATGGGCAGCTCGTGGACAAGACGAACTCAGGCTATGTCACCAGCCTGGAATGCATGATCGTCAACCACCTGTTCGCCTACAACACCATCACCCTCGGACGCTATGCCTTGCAGCAGGCATTCTCGCTGGACATGTCGGGCAGCGGTATGCAGATCCATGCCCAGATCACCGCGCTTGAGGCCGTTGCCGTCAGCGTAGACAACGGGCCGCAGGCCTACTTCGGTGGGTTCAACGCGACCCAGATGCTGCCGGATTCTCAGTTGCCTGCGCGGGTCGCTCTTGACGCAACCCAGTCAAGCGGGGCGCGCACCGCCTATCCGAAGGCCTGGTTGCTGCTGATGAAGTCGAGCAACGGGACAATGGCCTGCTGGGTCGACCGTGCCTATGAGGCAGGCGACGGGCGCTACGTTTCCCCAAGCGCTTCTTTCATTCGCGGCGGCCAAGAGCCTGATGGGCCTCCGCGAGCGAAGTTCTATAACGCCATCGTCGCGGCGATGCCAGCAACGCTCAACGCGGGCGAGAGCTACAGGTGGCGGGGCGGATATCACTTCTTTTCCGATACAGCGGAGGCCGGTTTCGACACCAAGGCTGCGCTGTCTGTAGGCCGCCGTAAAATGGTCGCTGTGACAACCTCCGGCGTGAGCCTGGCTATTTAGATCTGACCTTTAGTGCCCGCCACGCGCGGGCTTCTTTGTGCCTGGAGAAAACCCATGCGTTACATCATCAGAGTCACTGTTCCTGTAGTCGCCCCCCTCGGACAAGTGGTAGAGGGGGATGCCTAATGACTGTCTCAGATAAAGTTGTTAATAAAACAAATGCCCTGCCTCAAGTTGGCGATGTCAATAATGCCGCAAATGTAATATATGATCCCAATGGTCCGGGGCAACTCAATCGTTCTGTCCAAGAAAGGCTACGCGATGTGGTGTCGGTTAAGGACTATGTCGATGGGGCTGGAGGTGGGGCAGAAGTGATCCAAGCCGGCTTAGAGTCTGCCACTGCTGTAGCTATTGCCAAGAGTGCTGATTTGTATTGGCCGGCGGGGTCGGAGCCGCTAGTAACTAATCAAACTATTCCGGGGCTTCATTCTGTTCGTCACCTTGGTGCAGGAAGTATTAAGGCTGGTTCAAATATATTTAATCTTCAGCCGTCAAGCACTGATGTGAACAGGCTTTATATGGCGCCAGGAGGTAAAGGGGATGGCTTGAGTCCTGAACGTCCACTTAATGGCTTTTCTGGGACTATAGCTGCGTTGCGGAATTATATGCCGCTTTCCGGGAGGTGGATCGTCGTTGGCGCTGCCGGAATTTATAATGAGTCTGTTACGTTGCCAGACTGGCTGGCCAATGGTGCAAACTACCTATCTTTTGAGTTTCCTTCGGTAGGAGGCTCTCAGGTCGAGCCAAGTGTCTACACCGCCTTTCTCGATGGATCTGGCTTGAGTGCCTTGAGCGGCTTCAACACTGGGCAGGGAAACCGAGTCAGCATTACTAATCTGTGCATGCGAAATTGGTACGATCCAGCTTTATCGAATGTTCAACAAGTTCGACGTGCATTGGCTGTTGCAGCAGGTAGCGTAGTATTTGTCCAGAATTGCGGGTTCTATGGGAACGGTTTATCCAATATATCTGCTCTGCCCGGTGGTTCAGTAACAGTCTCCGGAGGGATCTCAGATGGGGCTCGCTACGGTTTGGATAATACGGGTGGGCGCATGTCACTGAGTGCTACGAGTTCAACCTATACTATTGTTAGAAATGCGCTTGAATATGGCTTGTACTCAAAACATGACTCGAGCACTGTTTTCGACTATACCGAGTTTCGTAACAACGGTCGGTTGCCGGCCGCTGTAGCATATGGTTCAGCTCTGTTTGGTTATAAATCTAACTGTTCGATTGATACGAGAGGCTGTAAGTTCTATCAAAATAATATTTGCTGGAACCTACGTGGTGGGTTTGGAGCAGACAATCCAGGAATTCCAGATGTCTATGGTGTTGGGGGAGAAGCCAATATCCGACGGTACTTGTGTCGTGCTGGCGGGGTAGATGATCTTTCGCAATACAGGTCGAATCGATGGAGCGATATCACACTTAGGTTTGCAGGTGGATCGACCTCAGGTGTTGCAGAAGCCACCATTTTAAATGGTATCGCGACAACGCGTGTAGGGTATGTAGCTGATCAAGATCAGGCTATCCGTATGATCATAACCTGTCGGGCCCAATCGGCAGATGGGCTTTTTACACCAACTATTCGCCTAATTAGCGGTGAGGCCGTAGCTCTAGGTACCTACCGGGTTAACGCTGGGGCATATGGTCGTATTGAGCTTTTCATGCGTCCGACCAGTTCTCGAAGTGCCTTCCAGTTGCAGTTTTCGTGCTTGGGAGCATCCCAGAATCTTGGGCAGGCTGTGGGCCAACTCGTATCCGGATATATAGACCTCCCGAACGAGTCACTTACCTTCGAGGTCGCTGGTCGCTCCCTTAGTGATTCCGGCACAGCTGTGCTTAATAGTTGTAACGTTGAACTTAGCGGTTGAATTAGAGCGAAATAGAGTTTTATACGCCCGCCATCGCGGGCGTTTTCTTTTCTGGAGATAACATGGCTCGACTTAATTCTACTGCCGTCGGCGGTCTCAACGTGCTGGCATTTCTCGACTTGCTTGCCTGGTCTGAAGGTACCTCGACGGTCAAGGCCAGCGATGACGGTTATAACGTGCTTTATGGGGGCAGCCTGTTCCGTGACTATGCTGATCACCCTCGTCGAAAGCTTACCTTTCCCATCAACGGTAAATCGGTCACCAGCACCGCTGCTGGACGATACCAACTTCTTGAGCGTTACTGGGACGCCTATCGAGTAAGCTTGGGATTGCAAGGCGGATTTATACCGGAGAACCAGGACCGCATTGCTCTCCAGCAGATCCGCGAGCGCCGTGCGCTGGATGACATCAAGGCCGGCCGTATCCAGCAGGCCATCGCTAAGTGCTCGAACATCTGGGCCAGCTTTCCGGGCAACACCTACGGGCAGAACCCACACCGACTGGACAAGCTGTTGGCCAAGTGGAAAGAGCTTGGCGGGGTGCTGGCATGACCATCAAAACGATAGGCCGCTGCCTGGGCCAGGCCGATGACGGATCGCTGTGGTTCTTCTGCAATGGTTGCAACCTGCCGCATAGCATGAACGTGGGCGCAGGCCATGGGCCGCGCTGGGGGTACAACGAGAATGCTGACGCGCCGACCTTCACTCCGTCTGTGCTGTCCCGGTATCGCACGGCAATAAAGAAACGGTCTGCCATTCCTTCGTGACAGACGGTCGAATCCAGTATCTAGCCGACAGCACCCATGACCTGGCCGGGCAAACGGTCGACCTTCCAGAGTGGGAGGCAGCATGGGACAGCTGGTAGCGAAACTTTCACTCCCGCTGCGCTTACTGGTCGTGCTCCTGGTGGTCGCCTCCTACTGGGGCATATACCAGCATGGTCGGTCGATTGAGCGAGCAGAGGCTGGCCAGGCATCGGCGCAACGAGACAGTGGTGACCGGCTGGCCGAAGTGATCGGCGAGCGAGGCGCTCGGCAGGAAGAACAACGACGCGCCACGGTGCAAGAGGAGGCGAGAGCCCATGCCCAGGAAGAACGAACGATTGCTGATGCTGGCGCTGCTGACGCCGATGCTGCTGGCAAGCGGCTGCGCAGTGACGCCACCCAATTCGCTGCCGCCGTCAGTTGCCCCGGCCCGGATACCGCCGCTATCGCCCGAGGCCAGGCAGCCACCCGCGCCGCCATGGTGCTCTCCGACCTGCTCGAGCGGTCTGTCGCTACGAATCGAGAGCTGGCGCAGGCTTATGACCGCGCCCGAATAGCGGGGCTCGCGTGTGAAGCATCCTATAATGCGTTGATCAACTGACCGGAGCAGGACTGTGGACAAGCGGACGTCCATCGGGATGGTCGAGGCAGGCAAGCCGCTGATTCAACAAGCAATCGACGCACTGCGCCGAATCCACGAAGCGAATACGGTGGCGCCCCATCTTAAGAGATCGAGTGCCTACGGCTGCTGGCCGAGTCGCTTTTTCAGGTTGGGTCCGGTTACCAGTTTATGGTGATCGCCAAAGCGTGCGGAAAAGATTTGCCCCCTCTTCACTAGATACTGTTGGCAATCAAAGGCAGCAACAGCGGGGATACAAACCCCAACAGTGCGGTCGCATTTTCAGCGCCAGAAGCTAAATCGTTAACCTTTGACAGCATATCCCAAAACCGATGGAACAGCTCTTGGCCTTGTTCTGGCTCATCTCGGATACTAGCTCCGTTGCGATGAAGGGCTCCAATGGCACCGTCAAGAGCAGCCTCCAACACCTCGGGCCCCTCCACTTTGTAGCGGAGAAGAGCAGTGCGAAGCGCTTCGAGGTGTTTGATGAACAATTTCTTGATCGGATCAGAGAGGTCTGCTTCCAGAGCTTCCGCAAGGAGATTGTCTAGCTTTTCAATATACTGCCGTATCGCAACTGATTTTTCCGGGGACGACCCTGGGGAGAATTGCGACAGTGCATATGCTCCAAAATCGAGCGCAGTCAGGGTCGAGGCGTCAAGATAACTCCTGTAGTCGCTCCATAAGTTTGTCAGGTTCTGGGATTCGAACAATGTCTCCAGCTGTTGGATAGGTGTCACGAATCGCTCTCTATCGCCGGGGATAAAGGTAATCGCTTTGCGGGAGCGCTCCATTAGCAAAATGACTCTGTTTAGACCTTTTGCTACCTCAATCGAGTTCGAAGCCGAGCATTTCAGCACAGAAGCCCAGACGTCCAGAGTCTTATGCCCAGGGGACATGGCAACGGCCGCCTGCATCAAGCCGTGCAGTTCTTCAAAGGGATTTTCAATTTCGTCCATGGCATTACCGCTTTGGCATAGTGATCACGTAGGCTGTCATAAAGCTGGCATTCCCCAGCCAAAGCGGCAGATTTTACACAAAAAAGGCACTCGCGAGGTCTGAGCAAGTGCTGATTTTAAGGATGTTGGCACCGATGCTGCTGGCCAGCGGTTGCGCAGTGAAGTCGGCCGGTTCGTTGCCACCGACAGTTGCCCCGGCTCGGAAACCGCCGCTGTCGCCAGAGGCCAGGCAGCCACCCGCGCCGCCATGGTGCTCTCCGAACTGCGCGACCGGGCTGATGCACGAGCGGGAGAGCTGGCAAAAGCTTATGACCGAGCCCGAATAGCGGGGCAGCTATGTGAATCGTCCTATAATGCTCTGGCCCCATAGCTGGAGCAGACGATGAAAAGAACATTGGAAGGCATAGCTCTCGCCGGCGAACCCCTGCTTCGTCAAGCCTTGGAAGCTATTCGTGCTCATCGAGCAGCCGAGGAGGATGGTGCGTCCATCGACGAAATTGAGCGCCTACGCCTGCTGGCCGACTCGCTTTACAATGCAGCCATTGACTACCAGCTGGTCGCGGCTGGTCAGCCACCATCCACCATTCAATGACACCGGCCACGGTGGATGCAAATGAGCGAAAAATCGCCACCCCTGCTACCCGATGACCCCATGTACCGCGATGCTGTGGCTGCGATGAAGCGGTACCACGAAGCTCAGGCGGCAGGCGATTCTCCCGAAACGGTCGAGCGCTTGCGGCTAATTGCCGAATCGCAGTTCCAGGCGGTTAACGACTACCAGCTCAGAGCTCTAGGTCGCCCTGGCGGTTCTGTTCACTGACAGGTTCAATCAATTCGGGGCCTTGGTTCCTAACATTCCCCACCGCCTTGCCAACTGGAAACCATCGGAAGTCCTGTGCCGGCCGGCATCCAGCCTCGACAATGGCTTCCAAGCGCTCGCCTAATGTGGCTGGATCCAGCCATTCCCTTGCGGTTTCAGGCGAGAGCACCAAGGGCTTTCTGTCGTGGATGTCGATCAGGCCTTGATCAGCAGCGGCTGTGATGACGACAAATCCATCTCGCTCATCTGGCTCCAGACCCTGATGTACTTCTGCGAGCGCGGCAAAAAATAGCGGTCCGCCATCGGCGCTCGTGATGTAGTAGGGCTGCTTTCGCTTCGGGTCTGCAGGATCTGGAACCCATTCGAACCAGCCATTTGCCGGTGCCAAAGCTCTTCCATTCGGCCACAGAGCCTTGAAGAACTTTCCCATTACCGCCGTCTCTGCCCGGGCATTGATCGGGTCCGGGCGTTTCCCCTTCGCCCAGAAAGGCGACCATCCCCACTTGACCCTATCCACGCTCAGCCCCTCGTCTACTCTGCGAATGACCTCGACCCGGGTCGAAGGCGCCACATTGAAGCGCCTGATCGGTTCATGGTCGTAGCCATTGATTACTACCAGGTCCAGCGATAGCTGGCGCAGATAGTGATCCATCGCCTCATAGATCGAGTACCGTCCGCACATAATCACCCCTCTCGCCTGTCAGAATTTTCATCGCCCAGGATTGACCGGGCAGCCGATGCCGGATTTACTGTATATGCATACAGTTTGCTTCGGACCTTCCACCATGACTATCACTTTCTTGGGCACACCAATCGGCGGTACCGATTCGCTTCCGCTGTATTCCTTTCGTGTGCCGGCCGGATTTCCGTCGCCTGCTGCAGACCACTTGGAAGGCCATATTTCCCTTGATGAGTTATTCGACCTCCGCGCGCCACATGTGTATCTGGTGAAAGTGGAAGGCGATAGCATGCAAGGGGCTGGGATCTACTCCGGTGACATCGTCATCGTCGATCGCGGCCGCGAGGCTGAACACGGGGATGTGGTCATTGCCGCGGTCAACAGTGAGCCGGTATGCAAGCGACTGCACCGTCGTGACGGCGTGGTCATACTGAAGTCGGAGAACCCGGCGTATCCTCCGCGGTACATCATGGAAGGCGATGAGCTCGTCGTTTGGGGCGTTGTGCGTTATAGCGTGCGCGACCATGCGCAGTGACCAGGTGTTCGCGCTGATCGATTGCAACTCGTTCTACGCGAGCTGCGAGCGCGTGTTCCGGCCGGACCTGGCCAAGACCCCAATTGTTGTGCTGAGCAACAACGATGGCTGTGTAATCGCTAGGTCCTACGACGCAAAGCCATTCGTGAAGATGGGCGAGCCGTATTTCCAGGCGAAGGACAAGCTGCGCCGGCACGGCATCATGGCCTTCAGCAGCAATTACGCGCTGTACGGCGACATGAGCGAGCGAGTCATGACCCTGATCGAGTCCATGGTGCCGGCCACCGAGATCTACAGCATCGACGAATGCTTCGCTGACTTGTCCGGTATTCAGGAAAATCTGACTCAGTTCGGGCGGAAGGTGCGCTCGAGGATTTTCCAGTGCACGGGAATTCCGGTGGGCGTCGGCATTGCTGGCACGAAGACGCTCGCGAAGCTGGCCAACCATACGGCCAAGCGCCTGCAGGCACAGACGGGTGGCGTGGTCGACATCACCGATCCGTTCAAGCGTGATTGGGTGTTGCGCAATACCGAGGTGAAGGAAGTTTGGGGCATTGGTCGGTGTATGACCGCTCACCTTGAAGCGATGGGCATCCGCACAGCCATGGACCTTGCCAAAGCTGACGCCTGGACACTTCGCCAGAAGTTCAGCGTTGTGGTTGAAAAGACGGCCCGAGAGCTCGCTGGCACGCCATGCCTTGAACTTGACGAGGCCGAACCGCCGAAACAGGAGATCTGCTGCAGTCGGATGTTCGGAAAGCGGCTTACTGAGCTGGCACCGATCAAACAGGCCGTGGCCACTTACGTTGGCCGCGCCGCGGAGAAACTCCGGGCTCAAGGGTCAGTTTGCAAGCGCATGCGAATCAGCATCCGTACCGGGATGTTCAATCCGGAAGAAGCGCATCACGCCCAGGGTGCGCTGGTAGAGCTTCCTTACCCAACCTGCGACACGCTGCTGATGACTCGACTGGCCACCGATGCGGTCGAGCGGATCTTTAGGCCCGGGTTCCGCTACAGCAAGGCTGAGGTGCTGCTGATGGACCTGCGGCAATCAGGTGAGTTTTCAGAGGACTTGTTCACGCTCAAGCAGTCGGTGGCATGTGACCGACTGATGAAGGTGATGGATGACATCAACGAGCGCTGGGGGAGGGGGACTATGCGGGCTGCCAGTGTTCCGGCGACGCCGGACTGGGGAATGAGGAGGGAGATGATGAGCCAATCCTATACCACGCGGATCGATCAGCTGTGGACAGTCAAGTGTTGAGCCTGCCAGCGGCTTGGTTGGCCGAGCTGAATGACCAGTCGGCGATAGTGACTGATCCCGATGGGCGTGCAGCTGTGCTTGCTGAACTCGCTATATCTGCGCACCGACGGGGCGATGTTGGCGCCGATCAGCTGACTGACATGCTGGAGTTTGCTGAGGCGGCCAGGCTGTGGGCGCTCGCGCATGACCAGTCATGCGAACCGCTCTGAGTCAATTTGGTGTCAGAGCTTTCTATGAGTTTGGCACATCAATGGCTCCTGTAATAAATAATTTGAATAAGAAAAGAAGTGTAATAGCAAAATGATTTTGCTTTTCTCTGGACTTGACACAATTAGTATCTAGCATTGTTTTTGTAATCGCAGTTCCTCTAATGCTAAGTGTCATGGAGCGATTGGTCATGGTTGATAAAAGTGATGAGATTGCCGAGCTCTTGGAAAAGCTTAAAAAAGCAGGTGCAGATGTAAAAACCGGGTCCAATGCCGGGCCGACCGTTAGCAAAAAGTTTTTAGATGATCTTAAAGGAGCAACGACTCAAGACTTTGATGCCTGGATCTCTTGGACAAAGAGCTTCTAGTGAAATGGTCGGGCGACTGGAGATAATATTAAAGCTAACAGAAAGGTGCAATATAGCTTGCACCTACTGTTACTATTTCGAGAATGATGATAGGAGTGCGTTAACGCGGCCGTGGAGGTTTTTGGATGAGTCAGTCCCAATTCTGAAAGCTAGGATTCAAGATGCGTTGCTGAATGGTTTTTGCGATTCTGTTCGAATAATATTCCATGGAGGGGAGCCTCTACTTTTCGGTAAAGTTCGTTTTCGGGCGCTTTGTCTTGAATTGATGTCGATCATTTCAGCAAACAAAAAAGTTGCTTTGTGCATGCAAACAAATGCAATGCTTGTGGATGATGAGTGGATTGAGATATTTCAAGAATTTAAGATTGGCGTTGGGGTGTCAGTCGATGGGCCAAGAGAAGTCCACGATCGTTTTAGGCTTGATAAGCGCGGGAGAGCAACCTTTGACAAAACCGTTGCTGGAATACACAAATTGGTTGGCGCGGCTAAGGCTGAAAAGATAAGCCCCCCAGGCGCGTTGATAGTAATACAGCCAGCAGTAGATCCTGCTGTGGTGTATGATTTTGTAGTCAATGATCTTGGTATAAAAAATATGGATTTTTTGTTGCCGGATGCCACCTGCGAAAATCCAATAATTGGAACTTCGAGGGGCTGTGGTGAGTATCTATGTTTGTTGCTTGATCATTGGCTTTGCTACGGGCAGGGGAGTGTAGATATCCGCATTTTGACGTCGACCGTTTCGCTTTTGCTCGGTCGCCACTCTTTACTAGGGGGCTTCGGCCCGGCACGATCGACAGCGCTGACCGTGTTAAGCGATGGAGATATAAACGGCGATGACTTCCTCCGTCCATGTGGAGATCATGTAGTTGATCTTGGAATGAATCTGTCGTCGAACGGTTTGATGGAAGCCTTTGATAGTAATGAAGTGAAGCTATCGTCTTTAGGTGCGGATGAGGTGCCCTTAGCTTGCGGTGGTTGTGCCTACGAGCGTATATGCTGCGGAGGGCAGCTTACGCATCGATATAGTGTTAAAGATGGGTTTCGGAACAAGTCTATATATTGCAAAGATCTGAAAATTTTTTACGAGCACGTTTGTGGGTTGCTATATCGTTCCGGGGTGAATCTCGCTGAGATTGAATATGCGCTTCGCTGAAGACGAGAAACGTGTCGAGGAGATGGAAGGGGGGCTTAACGGCCAGTCGTGGTGGTGCAGGGCGGTGGGCGATTATGGCAACTGAGCTTCCGCAGGCCTGGCTGGCTGAGCTGAACGACCAGGTTGCCCTGGTGGCTGATCCCGATCGACGCGCAGCAGTGCTCGATGAGATGGCCTATGCCGCACGCCGGCGGCGAGAGGTCGATGACGGTGACCTGATCGACATGCTGGAGATCGTCGAGTCGGCCAGGCTATGGGCGCTGGATGAGTCTGAGAAGGATTTGGAGTAGGTCGGCAGAACGCCGGAGGAGGGTGGTGCTGGGTGTCTAAAACCGCTCAAAACCATCCCGGTTTTACTGGGCGAAAGTCGCCGAAACTGGCCGAACCATATTAGACAGGCTCGATTCGCAGGCCGCAGGGGGCGCGGCCTGAGGTCGATTTTTTCCGCTACTGCTGCATCATTGGTGTGTGCACAAAAGTTCTTACCTTTTGTCCCATTGATGGGGGAACACAACGTAATTAAGGTCGCACTCTCGCATGCGGTGATGGTAATGCATCATCACCAATCAGTTATTCTGAATGTTGCTTTTTAGCAGTTGTTAATGGGCACTTTTTGTTGGTTTGGGCAAGAATAGGGTGGTGGCGGCTTCTTGTCTACGCATACTACAGTATCTGCATCATTCATGTTGTCAAGTCGGTGAGTTTCTAGCGGCCTGAGCTCAAAGTTAGTTTGGCCGCCAGGCCAGCGCACGCTAACAAAAATTGATGCATTGGCGTTTTTGTTTTTTATACAGGCTGGCCCAGTCGCTGCCTCTACTTGAAAAAACGGCGTTAAGCCAATGGTTGCGACCAGTACGAGGCTATAGCGAAAGCTGGTCATGTTGTCGTCCCTTCGATATTAAGAAAAATCAAGTGTGGAATCTAAGCTGATGTCCGTAGCTGCAGGATTTGTTACACCTAATACAAATGAAGCTTGCAAAAGGCATCTGTCAGGACCGGAAGGGTATTTGGTCGCTGAAACAGTTTTTGTATCGTTCCGACCTTCTTGGCGAACGGTTATGGTCCCAAAAACGCTTTTGCAACATTTCGATGAGCATGCCGACATTAAAACGGTAGACTGCCCACTTGTTAAATCAACGCTCTTTGGCCCCAGCTGCTGAGTGGTCCCATCTTCATATTTAACTATTGCTCCTATTGCGATTATATGAACCCTGTGGGCTGCAGCAACATTGTTTTGAAATGCTGCATTAGTAATGTCGCATTGCAGGTTTGGCTGATTCATCAACTCAAGCAAAGAGGTTTCGGTTATTTCTGACATGATAGAGGCCTGTGTCATGGGTACTAGGGTTCATGAGGTAAAGGTCAAGCGATTTTAGGTTCGCTAATTATTTGAGCGATATAATTTTGTGCGCGTAACGTATTAAATCTTAAGTTAGACTACCAGAGGTAAAGCGTTAGTATATTCAGCTATAGCTTTTTTGACTTTGATATCGATTTGGGAGTTAAGAAACTACCGGTCCATCACTAGGTGCCGCGCAGGTTCTGTGAGGGTTGTGCGTTTCCGGCACGGGAGTTCATGGTTGATCGCCGGACCAATTCCCGAACCAACTGATGTATTTCCGTGAGGGGGCAAGGGTAGTTTGGGCCAGCAAAATCAACACATCCCCACCCGCTAAACCCCATGGCATAGCGCATGGTGATGTTGACGGTAGACGTCAGTCACTGCTCTTGGGGGGGCGAAATGGGTTAAGCCGGTGCTGAGGTTGTCTTAGGCGCATTCGTGCAGCACTGCAAACCGGACGAAAGGAGACCCAAATCAGTTCCGCAACTGACTAGCGACCCCTTGATTTTATTGGCTTGCAGCGCAGTTCAAAACGCTTCGATGCGGAATCGAAATATTTGTAAGCTTCTGAAATACAAGGAAATACAACCCGGATTGCAAATCCGGGAAACCGCTCGGCCTAGGTCTCAAAACTGCGAGCGATCCTTGGGCCAATTCTTGGGCCAATGCATGCGTTTTGGTGCGTTGTTGAGAGGCTGAAACCCCCGAAAACATTGCACTCTACACCGCTCAAAACCGCGAAAATAATCGCATGGTGATGTTAGCGGTGGAGATCAAAGGGCTTACCTATCAGTAACTTACGACGCTGGGCTTTCAGCTGATACCGATTTGATACCAATCTTGAGCTTTTCCAGCTCGCTCCAGTCGGAGCTTGAGTTAAGCCAACGGGCATACGTCGACAGCAGCATCTGAACGCTGTGACCCAGCTGTTGGGCGATAAATGCGGGGTTGAGGCCGGACATTGCGCGCATTGTCGCATAGGTGTGACGGCAGTTGTATGGGGAGCGACGCTTGATCCCCAATTCATTCAGTCTCGGCACCATCGCTCAGCCGCACAACAGGCCTTCAGGCACTTGGCTGGACGCTTGTGGTTCTGCGCCGCCTTCACGGGGTGGCGTTATTGTTGAACAGGGGTGATATGCTTCGCCGCTTACCTGGCAGGGAGAGCGGTGATGCGGGTTAGCGAGAGACTTCGGGCGTTCCAGGCGTGGTTCAATCCGAAGCGCAGGAGGCGCGCAGGCGTAGCGTTGATCGTCCTTGGCCTGGTTGGGATGGTTATCAACCCGCAAAGCCGGTGGAGCCTGGTCTTCGGGACGGGGATCTACTGGTTCTTTACTGCCTGGTCGCCCGGTCTTCGTCGCAAGCGCTAGGTTTTGTCGAAGTGATACAGGTGCAATAAGGCTCGAAACAAAGGCTGAAGCAGGGAGCGCGGTGATGGGTAGACGGCTGGAAGAATTTCGAGAGTGGTTGACGCCACGGAAGCGGCTGTGGTCCGGGATGGGCCTTTTTGTTTTTGTCATTGTGGTGACGGCAAAGTACCCCGAGTCGCACCTGACTTGGCTTATCGGTCCTGCTGCCGTACTCATCACCGGTAGTTTCATGGGGGCGCCGAGTAAAAGGCGATAGGCACTGGCGGGCCGCGCCGGAGGGAGCGCGCTCCTGAGGGAAATCGACACGGTGACCTTCGCGCCTTTACGCGCCAAGTGATAAGCCACTTTTGTAATCAACGTCTCCTAAGGCGCGTTGCCTAAACGCTTGCGGGTTTCGACTTCCAGCTTTCGACAAGCATCAGAGAATATGCTTTTCCCTACTGCTGGGCCGGAGTAGCTGTCTAGTTTCTCGCGGCATAGTTCGACGGCATCTTGGGCCTGTATTCTTTCCTTGTCTGCTGGCGTGTCTCCGGCATAAAAGCCGAAAGCCCAGTACAGGGTGATGGCAATGATGATCCCGACGATAGCCTTGTTGACAGAGCCCATTCTCCTTACTGACGGTAGTGGGCCCCAAGGTGGATTCCGTATTGGTTGCCTGAGGTCAGATTGGCAGTGCTTGCATAAAATGGCTTCAGCCATGATGGCTTCCGCGCAATAGGGGCAGCTCTTTTTTCCAGTCTCCACAGATGAAACTCCTTTTTCAAAACAGGATTCTATCATTGGGCCTGAGGGCTGTGAGGGAGGTGTCTCTGTTTTCCACCAAAGGATCTTCTGGAGGCGGAATGCCTCGCCAACCCAATAAGTCAGGCAAATAAAAATCCGATTTGAATGACAGCTCCTGGCCGGTTGCTGCCCTTCGCGACTGGCGTCATCGACCCAATGCCTCCGGTAGTGACGTTTCACAAATCAGGGAGCGGTCGACACAAACAAGCCCTGTACTGATAATCACCGTCTCACAGGGATGCCCGGGAACGAATGTCATGGACTGTCTTCCGACGCTGATCACCGATCGGCTGGTTCTCACGCCCCTCCAGCTGGAGGATTCACCCATCATTCAGGCGCTATTCCCCTGCTGGGAGGTGGTTCGCTACCTGGATCGTCGTGTCCCATGGCCGTATCCAGAGGACGGGGCGCTGGTCTATGTCCGAGATATCGCCCTGCCTGCCATGGCAGCAGGTCGTGAAAGGCACTGGATGATCCGCATGCGCAACGATGCTGGCTGCACCCTGGGTAGCATCAGTTTGTATGATCAGCCTGGAAACAACAGAGGTTTCTGGCTCGCACCACAATGGTGGGGAAAGGGCTACATGCGTGAGGCATGCCGGATTATCAATGCTTATTGGTTCGAGACACTGTCGCGTCCGGTCATGCAGGTTCCCAAAGCGGTTGCCAACGACGCATCTCGCAAGGTCTCCAAACATGAGGGTATGCGCTTGGTAGACGTGCGGGCAGGAGAATTTGTATCTGGACCGATGGAGGTCGAAATATGGGAAATGACGCGTGCTGACTGGCTAGAAAGGTCGACTGCCAGTCGCTAGTTTTCACGCACTCAGTCGCCGCCAGCTTCGAGTTGTAAGCTGCCCTCCGAAGGGCAGCTTTGGGTCAATTTCGGACCGTCAGCGACAGCTATCAGGCGATATCTGCAGGGTGCATCCAGGCCAATACCTGCTCTACGTAGCAATAACCGGAGTAATCATCCTGATGGGAAGTTGGCAGTTCGTGCCGGAATCCAGGCAGTAAGGTGCGGACAGCTAACGCTGCATTGCTTTAATACAGCGCTGGAACAGGAATTGCTGAGACCCTGAGACATTGAACATGCGGGGTACGCAGAAATGACTCAGGATGACCGCTATTACATGATTTTCAGCGTGGTGGCTGTGCTGGTGCTGGACCTGGCGGCGACTTATGTGTTTCTCAATGTCATATCCTGACCCCGGTTGTGGGGCACGCCATACGCGTAATCGGGGCCAGCCGCTACATGAAACCTGTCGGGGAAGATGACCAGCGGCTTGCGCCTGCCTGAACATCCCGATTGAGTGTGGTCCAACGTAAGCAAGCCTTGGCTTCGCTTGTCGGAGGTACGCACATGAAACGCAAGACTGCATGGGTTGTGGTGTTGTCCGGTTTGCTGCTGCTCAGTGGCTGCTGGCCATACTGGCATGACGGGCGGCATCATCGCCATTATTACGACGGTGATCATGGCGGGCAGGAGTATCGTCGCTACTGATGGCGGGCGCGAGGGGCGCCCCGAGGTCCATATAGCCAATAAGCCTGATACCGGGTTGCCTTCCAGCAGTAACATGGGCACACGATAACCAAAACAGGGCGGCTGGCTGGTAATGACTTTACCTGTTTCTCATGGGGCAACAGGAGCGTGTCGCGTGAAGAGCTCAAGATCGCGAGCAGGCGCAATCGCAATATTTGTGTCCGGGTTCGCTATGGTGTTCATGGCAGGCTGCGCACAAAACCCTGATGTACGTGACAGCCACGATTATACCGTTGGCAGTACCGCGAAAAGCCCACCCGTGTATCTGGGGTGCGTCAAAGACGAACTTCAAGGCAATGTGAAAACCTACGAAGTCCAGAGCGATAATGCGGTCAGGCTGTTCATCGAAAGCACCGACCCCGACAAGGCGCAGGGGCTTGTAGAGTTGCGGGGCACGGGAACTCAGCGCCAGTTCACGGCTTATCAACGTGATGCCTGGTACGACCATGGCAGGTTGCTGGATGCCGCACTGATGTGTTCCAAGGCGTGATTGTTAGCACTGGAAAACACAAAAAGCCCGCTGTTGAGAGCGGGCTTTTTGCATTTGCGGGCCACGGCCGCAATAATCCGCCTATTTGGAAGGAGAATCGCGGGTGCAAGCAAGAAGCGTTGTCGCCGAAATGTTCATTGGGATCCCGACGCATTTCTGGGTGTTGCCCGTTGCAGGTCTGGTTGCGTACTACGGCTTGAAGTGGTCCGCCAGATCCAGCAGTCGCGCGACCCTGCTGCAAGCCTCGACTTATGTGTTGCTGCTGGCGCTGGCGGTGCTGCCCAACGGTTTTTATGCGCTGTTTCCCCCTGCGCCCGACCCGGATGTGTTGTTGAATAACGCGCCGTTGCCCAACTATGCAGGGCGCCTCTACCTGGATGCGTTCTACGTCTTCGGTGGTTGGGCGCTGAGCAAAGTGGTGAAGCTCAAGTTCAGCTGAGTCGCTGCCCGGGTACCTGATGCGCCGACTGGAACGGATATTGCTCGTACCCTTTCAAACCGGCGCATTTGGGGGATACGGCAATGCTTCCTGAAGACCTGTATGTCATGTTTCTGTTTGTCGCCAGCGTGCTGGCCCTCGATGTAGCGGCCATCGTGCTGTACCGGGGAGCCAAACCCTGACCCGCGTTTGGGGGGCTGGCACCCTGAACCGGGTATGTAGTCAAGGTCAGGCATGGATTAGCAGGCAAGCCAAGGCGTTTTCCGGGCTTTGAATTCAGTCAACAAGCGCCTTCAATGTCGTCGATTCTTGCGGCGACAGAGCGCAACTCGTCCGCAACCACATCGATGGACTTGATGTGCGCAGCAACATCCACCTCGTTTTGCGAGCTACCACGCGCCGCCATGAACCTGGCGTGACCACTCATGGCCTGACTGAGTTGGTCCAGGTGATCGGCTGTTCTGACCAGGTCTGACTTGATGCTATGAAGCGTTTCCATGGTGTTAAAGGCCTTCCTTGTCAGTTGCTTCAACGAGCCTGTGAGCATCGCCGCAGGGCAGGGTGAAACGCAACCGATTTATAGAAGGCGCTTTCTCGCCCAAACCCGGAAGAGCTTACGCGATGCTTGCTGGGGCGTAGGAGAGCCCCTGGTTTTTTTCAGCTGTCTGTTTCCACCTGCAGTACCGAACCTTTATCGTCCGTTACCAACAATCCGACGGACTGGATACCATCTGATTGTTGCTCGGCAAGTGGCACGTCCGAGTGGCGAAAAATGCTACGGTTCTGTTCACCGGTTTTAAGGGTGATGAGTTTGCCATTCTGATAGAAAAGAAGTGTTTTGTTGGCGTTATTTTGCATTGCATAACTCCTTGCCGACGTGTGGGTTGACCCCGTTACTGTCGCAGCCTCCACCTGCTCACGCTACTGGCAGAATTATCAGGTGCTTACCGTCGACCCCTGTCTGGCCTCATCCAGCAGCGCGCTATTGCTGTGTCAATTGCGCGAAAACCTGCAGCCAGACCTTGGTTGATTAGTAACTCGGCGCAACCCCCGTTAGAATGCAGCGTATCCCTAATGGCCAATTGCAAATGCCTACCTTTCGTATCTTTATCACTTCTGCGTTAGTTGCCAGCCTTGCCGGCTGCGCAACCCCCGGCAAACCCACGGCCAGTAAACTGACCAAGAAATCGCCGCAGCAGTACGCCGCCTGTGTCCTGCCCAAGTGGCAGGCACTGGCGCCCCAGGCTACGCAGAAGTCGATAGCCCACGGTTATCGGCTGACGGCGCCCAGTGCCGTAGCGAGCGACGATGTGCTGGACGTGGTCGATTCTCGCGATGGCAGCCGCGCGACGTTCTACAAGGGCAGCTTCCTGTCGGGCGACAAATTGCGCCAGGCTGCCCGAGAGTGCCTGGACTGAGTCAGTAGCCCGAGCCGCTCGAACCGCCCATGCTGGGCAGGCGGGCCTTGTGCTGGGCATTGCTCCATTCGGCGCAGGTCATGAAGGCGGTCTTGTCCACCTTGCCGTTGGCGTCGAAGCTGACGCTGTAGGGTTGCCGGTTTCCGGCCTTGGACAGCATGTAGTCGAAGCACGTGCCGGGTACGACGGTGCGTTCGGACTCGGCATCAGGTTTGCCGCCTATTTGCACGACCTGGTCTTTGCTCATGCCGGTATCGACCTTGGCCACCAGTGGCTGGTCGTGGTACAGCGCAGAGCTGGATGAACAGGCAGCAAGTGCTGCCAGGGTGAAAAGCAGCGCGTAAAGGGGTTTGTTCAT